ACTGCTACTATGATTCGTTGGTATACGGCGGCAAATAATACTACAGTTACAGGTACGGAAAGGATGAGAATACAATCCGATGGCAACGTCGGCATCGGGACGACTGCCCCCGGCGCACAACTCGACGTGCTGAGTGGCGCGACGAATCGTGTCACGGCAATATTTGATACGTCTGCGTCTAATAGTGGCTACAATACGATCTGGAAATGCAATGGTGCTTCACGGGTAGGAGTAGTAACGTATGCCACGGCCGCTGGCATAGAAGCCAATGCCTGTAATTTTGGAAATAATCTTGGTGGGGCGTATCTTTACGCCGGGAATAATATTAGTGCGGGTGCAGAAGGTCCAGCAGCGGGAGTTCTTTTTCTGGTTGAGGCCGGGGGAACAAACTCTGTTTACTGGACCGATGCGGCCCATAAATTACGCTATCACACCGCTCAACCAACAGGTTCATCCGGCACCCCAACAGTAGCCGATACCGCAGGCGCAGTAGTAGGCGATCAAACTTCATGGCACGAACTTAAGAACATCCTCGGCCCCGCACATGCGCCTGAATACTACCTCTCTGAACTTCTTCGCACACAAGTAGAACGGTTCACCTACAAAGACCACCAATATTCCGTAGGTGGAATCGACCCCATAATGACAGGACTTGTCATCTACAACAAAAACGAATGGTACGCGAAGAACTGTGATCGAGATCAGATTCCGTGTTTAAATGAAGTGAACGTCGCAGGGTATCTCGTGCAAAGCATAAAAGCTCTACACGAACTCTACGAAACGGATGCGCAGAAAATCACCCGTCTCGAAGCTTGTGTGACAGAATTGGAATTAAACGTAATCAATCCAAATTAGGAGGAAGCGATGGCGGTAGAAACCACAGCGAACAAGCAGGCGTTCATTCACGGACTTGCTGCAGCAGCCACCAAATTGCTGGAAGCCACATCTGACATCAAAGATCTCTCTGCGATCTACACCGACCGAGGGTATGATCCGAATCATGCTGGGACCGACCCGATCGCAGACGAGACGGCAAACCCGATGGGGTTGACGGCCAATCAAGTATATGAAATGGCCGTCACACTGAACACCAATCTCCAGGCATGGTTGGCAAACAACCACACGATTCTCAACGTTATGCGAAGGGATAAGTAATATGTGCGGATTTTTTATGGCGGGTGTGATAATGGCAAATATTCCTTCTGGTCGTCGTTCTTACGGCTGGTGGGGTATTCTTCGTGGTTAACTGAATCAATTTCAAACTAGGAGCGAACACAATGGGAGACGCAGCGAAACGAAGTGTTTACGAAGGCAAGCGCGTTGTTTTCAACCTGGCGGCGGTTCCACTGATCTTGAGCGCCGGAGACATCCGCAGTTTCGGCCGTGACGACGATGGTGAACTCGTCGAGAACAAGGAGAAGCGGCAATTGATGGCCCGGGTGGCCTGCGCCAAGGTCACGATCACCACAGCGGTCAACTCGATCCAGCCGAAGATGAAGCGTGGTGAGTCCCGTTCCTGGCGGGTCTGGCAGGAAGAGATCGCGCAACCAAACGAGATCGACGAGAATGGTGAATACTCCGCAGAGATGACCCTTGGTGACATCCAGTGGCTGGTCAAGCTCTTGGACAAGGACGTTGAGCTGCCGACGCAGTGGCTGATGTGGATCGAGCAGCTGGCTGACTATTTGAAGGCAGTGAAGCCGGTCGATGAAGAAGAAGTTGCCGAGCAGGGGGATCCTGCCCCGGCTTCTTAGTGATTCAGTTTAGTGTGGTTCCTGCGCGGTGATGCTTGTTGTTTTGATGAGAGTCACCGCGCAGGAACCATGATATCAAAAACGCAACCAGCGCGCCGACGCGCGCACAGTGGAGATTGCGCCATGCCCGATAACTCTGGACCTTTTCATGATCAAGTTGTGGGAGCGCTTGCTCGATTAGAAGCTGGGCAAGAACACATCATTGCCAGATTGGATAAGATAAATGGGAGCGTTACAAGTCTTTTTGAAAAAAACAATGAACTTGAAATCAGGCTGGTCGAACACCCCCTTCAGTGTGAAATTCGAGAGAAAATAAATCACATCGAAAATCAGCTTGCCACCGGTCAATATGCCGGATCGACTGTAGTTCGGCAAAGACTTGATGATGTCGAGAGAAAAGAGGAGGGTCGAGTTATCGCCAAAGAGACTAGCGAAAAATGGTTACGGTGGATCTGGCCCGTGATCTATCTCTTTGCCGCCATCGGGGCTATTCTTATCGGGATGCATGCTCCCGAGCTCCTAAAGCACTTCAAATAGAAGGAGTACTATGAGCATCATTATTTCAAAACCTAACCCCCGAGATCACAAAGAATTGCTGTATCCACGATTTGCCGACAAGATGCGCCAATTTGAGATGAAGTTGTGGGCGGTTAGATTACCGTTCTACTCCTTCTGCGGCTTGCGTTCTTTTGAGGAGCAGGCTGTTGAATATCTCAAGGGGCGAATGGCGCCGGGCCCGGAATGTATGCACAAGGGTGAGAGTAAGCCGCGCCCGATCGGGTCCTGCCAGATACATCCCTTCGGCTTGATCGTTACCAAGGCCCGCCCGGGCGAGAGCTGGCATCAATATGGCCTGGCGGATGATTATGTTCCAGATGGAATGGCTGAGAAGCCATCCATACAATGGTCATGGCAGGCCTTTTTAGATGCTGACAACAACAAGCGTAATGATTGGGTGCAGATGGCCACGATCGCCCGCGACATGGGGTTGGATTCAGCATGGTGGTGGAAGGAGTTTAAGGAAGCCCCACACGTTCAGTGCACGTTCGGGCTGACTCTGCCCCAAGCTCAAGGTCTGTATAAAATCGGAGGCCTGCCAAGGGTGTGGGCCGAACTGGACAAAGCAGCGTAATCGCACTGAGGAGCTCATTTATGTTGGAACAAATGAAACAACTTGCTTGGTCTGACTGGTTATATCACCTGTTCTTCTCTGCGATCGGGGGCGGGGCGAGCGCGGTGACGAGCACCATAGGTGCAGTGATCATTGCCCCTGAGACCTTCAACGCAGGAGGGGGCCTTCACAAAACATTGGAGCTGATGGCAACCGTATTTGTCATCAACGCCTTGCTTGCTTTGTTTTATTACCTCAAACAATCACCGTTGCCGGGAGTCATTGAAACTACTTCAAAGATGACCGAGACAACAAAGACGACATCTACAAGTACGTCAACGAACGAACCTAAACCGTAGACTTTTGATCCTCAAGGGAGGGACGCGATGAGAACAATGAGAACAGCAATACCAGTCCTGGCATTAGTGCTGATGCTTCAGGGCTGCGCGGTGAAAGTAAATACACCTACCCCACCAACCGTCAAGCAGCAAGTTGTGGCGGTGGCGAATCAGATCGACAAATACACCAACGCGATCGCGAAGGCCTGCATGACTGCCACGCAGGACATTCTTCAGCAGTACCCAAACCCGACCCCGGACCAGCTGGTGATACTCGACATCATCATGAAAATCACTCAGTACAATGAGATCGCCCGCAATACGACAGAGGCTTTGCTGACCAATGATCTGACGACGCCGGCAGGCATCCGCAATGCGTTGATCCCGATATTCAAAAAGGCCAGGGTGGATATTGACAACGGGCTGTTGGGGATCAAAAATATCGAGGCGAAGAAGAAAGCCACCGACATCGCCAATATCATTGAGATCTCACTCAATGCCGTGACACTTTTCCTGGAAGCCATCCAAGTAAATCAGAGCAGTATTCCAGCCAATCTGGAGGCAGCTTATGCAGGCCAGTGACTACATTGCCATAGCCAAGATGATTACTGATCTTGGTCTCGTTGTCCTGCTCCTCGTTCTGCACAAGAACGCAGATGGCACCACCACGCCGATCGTTCTACTGCCGCTGAACGAGGAGACGAAAGATTTGAATGCGGAGATCATCAGGACAATTCTTGAGGCCAAGTTGAAAGCTACGACGCCGCCAGCCACGACCCCGGCATAACCAATAACCGAACCGAAAGAAGAAAGAAGAAAGAAAAGGAGATTTATGGACTACGAGGAATTCAAAGCAAGATTTATCGGGCAGATCAATCCGGTCACTCGAATGGGTTACACTTTTGAGGAGATGGCAGAGGGCTCCGGACTTAGCCTGTCTATCGTCAAGGCATTCGTTTCGAGGGCGCAAAAAGAAGCTGAGATCCCTATACCGCCTGGCGCTGATCTAAGTCTAGACCAACCGGCTGAGGTGGGACGTCATGAAGCTCTGTCGGGCGCTGGAGAAGTTCTGACACTGCTCCGATCGATCGACAAGAAGTTGGACGAGCTACTGGATCGATGACCTTGACTTTCTCGGCAGTGAACAAAAGAGTGCGTGGGTCTCTTCCGCGTCCGGACCCACGCACTCCCTCTGCGGCCGCTCCCCGCCAGGGCGCTGCCGGGAAATTATTTCTTATTGCCCTCAGCCGTGGTGGGGTATAATAAGTCATGCTGATTGTTGACCGGTTGCGTTTCACGGTTTTGGGACAGTGGAAAACCATCAAAAGACGAACTGCCTAAAGCAGCGTAACCAAAAGTGGCCGGGGTCGAAAGGCTCCGGCCATGAAACAGTCAAGTCAAAAATGAGAAGAAAGGAGACACAGAACATGATGACAGTTCTTGCAGCGCTGCTCATGGCTTTGCTGGCTTCTTTCGTCTTGGTGATTGCGTTTCTCGCGTGTGCGGTAACAGTACGAGCGATTCTCCAAGGCGAAGGGCCCCCCACAGCCATCTGGCGCGTTGTGCACGGCGTCACACTCTTTGATAGTTTGAGATCACGGCAAGACCAGTACGACCGGCGACTTCTTCAGTCTCGGTGGCAAATCTTCACAAGTACAAATATGCGACAGGCGATAGCGTGGGCCCGCGGTGGACAACTCGCATGCGGACTCGGAGCTTGAACAACCAACCGTAGTACATCCGACCCTACATCAGGCCCGGTGGGTAAAAACATCATCCCACCGGGCCATTTTTTTATTTCAATACCGCTTTTCTGTTTATCTGCTCCACGCAGCTCTGCCTCCGTTTTTGAGTATAAAGAGGTATAAACCCACGAACTTCTCTAAAAACAACGCCCCCAAGCGATCCTCCGAGAGTTATTGGAGCTGTATTCGAGTGGCTTTTACCGTTTTGCGGATTTTGCTGTTAATTCACTGAATTATTCAGTTCAGGTGGTGTTGCTCATTCCATTTCAACTTCAATGCAAGTCCAAGCGTTCTTTCTGCAGTAGTGGAGGACTTCCGGCACCGACCACCCTTTCATGTATCTGATTATCGGCGCAGTCTTGATCGTCTTTCCATCTTCCAGTATGATGCCCGCCGTGAAGTGTGGCGCCTTGATCTGAAACAATCTTGTTCCGGGTTTGTTCTCTTTGATCGGCATATACACCTACCAGATGAACCAGTCGTAGAACAGCTGACTCAATTTCACCGTGCCAAATATGATTGTGATTGGAATGGCTGCGGTCATGAACGCGATCAGAGCGGTTACGAGTAATTGTCTTGCCAACTGATGCCTATTGATTTGCACCACGACAGTGAAATTCAATATTTCTCTATCTTTCTGTCAGTGATAGATATGTTGCAGACCAGCTCTTCACATGCCATCGCTGCCCGGTAGATCGATCGTATACCCTCACATGTTGTGTCAAGCGGCTGGCCTGCTCTGCGGCAGATATCGGCCAAGATCCAAACTGGGTTGTCGGTCCAGACATATTCACCTTTTCCCCATTCATCCCAAGTCAAGACTTTGACACCTCTGACCGGTACGCTTTTGAGGCTGCGGAGAAATCGACGATATTTAATCCTCTCTTGCAGGTCCGTGAAAAAGCTGCGAACTTGCTTTTTATACTTGTCCGGGATTTTGCATGACCAGCTGGGTGTCATATCATGAACTCCGCTTTTGTCTCTACTGCCAGCTGTAGTGCTTCTCCGTAGGACTCACCCTTTGCCAAGACGATGATGTGATCCGGACCGCCATCTTTCGACAATCCCACGATTTTCGTGCCGGCTCGATCACAATAAAGAACGGCGCTGGGACCAAAGGCCGCCACGGCACGTTGCTCCCATTTGTATTTTGCCTCTTGTCGGATCACTCTACGGGATTTCTGACCAGGTAGTTTTGGATGTCGCATTCTTGCTGGCATGATTGCTCCTTATCTTCTACTCAAATACACAATCCCATGATCGCTTATTTCAGTGAGAAAAGGTTCCGTGGGGATATCCCACCTCGTACTTTTCAGATCGAGTGGGTCGTATAGTAGTAGCTCACCGAGAATTCCTTCAGTCTCGCACACGGGCTGTATTCCGATTTCGTGCTTGTCACACAACTCAAACAGTGCCTTGATGAATTGAGTGTATTGTTCTGCAGTTTTAGCCATATCTTACTCCTGTTTTGCATTGCCCGCCATGCAACTTGCTTCATAAAGCCGCGGTCGCGGCGCCGTCTAGCTGGCAAACAAATTGACCGCACGGCGGGCAAGATCGCTCAAACCAATGTCACCGATCTGCCCAACACATTCGAAAGCTCTGATTCTGCCCTGGTGACATCCCGCTTGAGATATTCATTCTCCATCTGCAAAAGCTCCTCATGTGTTATCATACCTCGCTCAATCAGAAGCGCACAGAGGCCGGCATGAGAACACAGACAGGTGTCGACCCCGACTCTCAAATGCTTCTCCTGAGTCTCTCGCGTCAGCATCATGGACATCTTCATCGCGATGCCAGTCTGGAGCGCGTGCTGGAGACGCTGCTGTTCTCGGGCCAGCTCAATGACTTCAGGTGTTGGATTGTCTACTTTCATTTTATGACTTCCTCTTCTTTTCTGGCAGAAGACCTACCAAGATCCAACCAATTGGACCAAAGAACAGGCCTAGAGTTAATCCTTCACTTGGACTTCTTCCCTTCTGGACTGCAACATATACGCCTACCGCGATTGTAGTGATGACGTAAATAACAAAAAGCACCAGTCTTGTTTCTAAGTCCATCTCTCACTCCTTTGTAGTCGCTTGATAAACACGGGCACCATAGCCATTGTCTACACGCTGCCCAATGTTGATCAACAGATCGACCTTGCCCTCGCCCCGGTTCCAGGCATAGAGGGCCAAGGCCATGTTGCCTTTGTATTTCTCAAGCAGAAAATTGAAGTGGGCAAACGCTATGTCTAAATGCTTGTCGGGATTCTTTAGATCCTTCTCGGTGACTTTGGGATCGTACCGGCGCGCCGTGGCCATCCACATTTGTGTCAGACCGGTTGCCTTGCCACCATCTCCCTTCGCATCCACGACGCCGTCGGATTCCGCTTTTATCAAACTCAAGATGATGTACGTCAGGTTCTCGGGGGTCCGGATCAGCCGCCACTTCGGATCGGTGTTGACATAGACTTGGGACAGCTTCTGCACCTTGTCAACGATAGATGGAGTGAAGCCAAATTCATTGGCTAGGGCTATTTGTTGGGAGAGAGCATCAAGCTGAGTTTGAATGTGAGTGATTTCAATCGCCGCTCCTGAAAGGGGTTTTGATGCGGGCGATTGAGTTGCTTTGTGGCCTACAAACAGAAGGCCACCAATCACAGCAACCATGAAAATGAACGACATGATATATTTGATTCTGATTTTCACAAGCTCCCCGTTTTTGTATATTTGCATATTGTTTCCTTTCAGTTAAGGGTCATGAGCGCACCTTGGCGAGCCAGTTCTGCTTCATCAAATTATCCGGCTTATCGCACCCAATAATAAAGTCAGCCTCCTCCACCAACTCCAGCAGGTTGGCGATGTCCCCCTCCGCATTCATGCCGAAGTTGGCACGATGATTAGGATGAAGGCGTAGATATTCCAACCGTTCGCGGATCTCGGATACTTTGATCTCAGTCATGAGGCTCCTTTGTGGAACGATACGAACGCACCTTGGCAATCCACTCGGTTACTCGCGTTCTGTCCGGTGCGATCATTGCCCTACCTTCGCTGTAATCGACCACCCATGGGATGGCCTCCTCCAACCGCTCCTGAGATTTTTTGTATTGATGCTTCCAGCCGAAGCTCGTATATGTTCCAAGCTCTTCGGACAGGTGGGTGTTCTCCTTTCGCAGCTTGGCCTCAGCCTGATATGATGCGTCACGCTGCTGAATGGCTGCCTCGTATGCCGACCCCACCGCTGTTCGCAGATCATCCGCAGTAGTGGACTCCTCAAGCGTCTGACGATTTGCCTCCTGGAGTTCATCCTCAAGGGCTTCTATGCACTTTGCCGCTTCCCAACAAAGCGGATTGCCGCTCACATGTAGGATGTCTGTTAATTCGCTCATCTCAATCTCCTTGGAGGGCTGGCTGTATAGGGTCGCCAAACTATCTCGTGCTTGCGGCACGCCCGATTCGAACGGGTATGCAGCCAGCCCATAAAGTTCGCCGTGGTCCTCATCGCTTCCAATAACGTGTTGCATTCTTCCATCGAAGTTCACGGCGCGCAAAATCGCTTACACAATCTGCTCCGATTACCTTCTTTCGGCATCGCGGACACTTAGTTTCACGGTCGCATATGGCTACGTGACAGCATGCGGTGAACATTGTACTGTTAGTGCCCTGAGGAACAAGTGGAACGATTTGAATATAAGTCTCGTACATTTTAGGCCTCTTTCGCTGTGGCCGGGGCGTGATAGCCGCTAATAGGCTCGTTCCGGCAACGTCTACCGGCCTTTCTTTCGTCACGCCGCACGGCGCTTGCCTCAGGCAAGGTTACACTCGCGCATTCCAAACAGTTACTATGTCCCTACTCAGTTTGGCGTCATCCCCATATCCATCCCTCGCGGCCTTAACGTGCACGCCACAGTAGACACATCCAATAGTGACCATGAGTAGGCCGTTTACAGCCCAACTGTAATAGGCATCTTTACCACAAAATGGGCACGGTTTAAGTTCTGGTTTCTCCATCTCTCCTCCCTTCGCGGGCTACCTAAATGGGGCGAATTCCCCGTGCTTTCCATCCAGAACCAGAACGCGACTAAACAAATATCGCTTCTCTCCGCACCAACAACAAATCTCTTCGACTTTCGGTGGATTACTTGCGAGCATTACTCCGGTTCCGTGCCAACAGTGCCTACAGTCTGCTTTGGCGTTCTGCGAACAAGCCCCGTCCTTGACTACTATGCCAACATCCATCTGTGGAGTGGATATGTGGAGGGTTTGATTTGGAAGTCCTTTGGGTAATCCGACTCTTCCCTCAGTCACAAACGTTAATGTTTTGATTTCAGACATCTCACTCCTCCATCCGCGGGCTGCTGGTCCCACTTTGTACAGGCTGTACGTCTATGCCCAGTCCGTAGCAGCAACCCGCTTCTGCCCTCCCTGGCTGGCTTGAAGCATGACCCTTGCAAAGGTCGGTTCACTACCATGCCGAGTGAGGGCATTCTCATTTGAATGCATCATCAAGGCCACATTCGCAAGACCACCTACCTAATGGACGTGCCGTCTTGATACAGTCTTCCGCATGACGCCCATACTTCCGCAAAGCTGATTTCAACTCTGCAATTCGGGCACTTGCAATTCCAATACCCATTTCAGCAAGTGCCTCCCAGAATACTACTGCTGCTGCGTCCGGTGTGTAGTCTGGCCCGTATGTGAGAACTCCGTTAGGTCCAATACTGACCAAAATTGAGTTGTCCGACTTTCGGATTTCCAGAACGGTCGGAGGTTCATAGAATTTGCCAATGGTTGTTACTGCTTCTTTATTGTCAGTCATACTAACCTCACCAGTTCTGCACGCTGATTGGATTCTCGTAATTGCACAATGCAATTGCCCGTTCAAATTGCTGTGCCCGCGTCTGCGCGGTGAATGGGAACCAGTAAAGTCGATAGATCGTGGTTGAACGGTCATCGAACTTGTCACATGCCCACGATGACAAGATCGGAACTACACCCTGGCTGTCGCTCCAGATGTTGTAAATCACCGGTTGTGACTCCACAGACAGATTTCCGTGAACCATCAAAATACCTGCACCATCACTACGGCGGGAGACTCCGATGATTGGACTTAACAGTTCAACATCTCGTGCCATCGTGTACATCCATGTGTTTGGATCAAGTCTATATGGTGTGTTGAAAGGGTGTTCCTTCGGAAGTCGATCTTGCATCAAGATTGCGGACTTACCTGCTCGCCAATCCGGAAAGAAAAACTCAGAAGGCAGCTTGAGTATGCTGATGCCCCCAGGTCCGACGTACCTCCCCATGAGAAAATCGAAGTCAAATAGCGAAGGCATCCCGGTAACTTCAACCATGTGAGGATTGTGGATAGAATCCTTTATCCCTCCAGGACGCCCACATCTCACGGCAATATCAGCCTGGACATTGCCGAACTCATCAACTCGGTAGCAGATTGAATAACCGAGCCCCTCCCCTTTGTCTGTGTTCGCTCCGCCGAAAAATTCGTTGACGGGAACATAAGCAAATTGGACACAATAAGGATCGTAACCTGGGTGCTCAAATTGCAACACCCACCCACCAACAAAGTTAGGTTTAGTATCATCATTCTCCCCATCATCACATTGGGGAGTAAATCCGCAGATTGCTCCGGTGGCCAGCGGAGGACAACGACCGTCTGGATCGAGACCACCATTCTTGATGTCAACGATTTCTGGCGTGAAATCGTTTCCGTTGACGATTCCGGATTCATGTTGCCACTGCACAAACGAACAGATAGATCTTGCATTGATTGGTCCGTGGTTGTCACGGAATGTAAGGATACTGCCTGCTCGTTCAATGTAACCTCGAATTGCCATTTTGTCTCCTTCTTTTGATTCTCCAAACGTCATGCACGTACACAGCGATCAACCCGGCGACGACCAACAAATAACCAATGACTGCAATCACGCGTTCCATTATTTCCATGCTCCATGCATCGATTTCCACGTAACTAAAAATGTAACCAGCACCACGAAGTAAACGATCAAGAACACCACCCAACCAGAATGTTTGTGATACCACAGATTGAATCGCTGTGTGTGATACTGCAGTGCGCTCTTACGCCAGGTTTGTTTCACGGCGGCCTCTCTTGGCAGGATATTTCTCTTCGGCACCTGCTTGCTTCATCGCCAGGAGGCGTTTGTCGTCCTGCTCTTGCATGTGATGGATTTCACCTGCAGCGGCCAGAAGCATTTGGATTTCATCCTGGTCTTGACGGCCCAATCTTTTGAGGACAGTAGAGACAGCCGTGTTCGGGTCTGACGACACTCGACGCAGCTGAACTATGACGGGTTGAATGACTTCCTTGAACACCGGTAAACTCAAATCACGGATAGAAATGCTCCGGGCTTCCATCGCTGCTTTCTTCGTGTTGCCGATCTCGACTTTGTTCATCTCGTCCTCTTGATATATTTTTGAAGAGTGGTGGGAAGGAGCGACCAAACCCACCACCCTTGGAACAGGCACATCCAACCAGCTCGTGCCCATCCAAATTCGTCCTATCGTTTTGCTCCTTTTTCCGGACGCTCGAATGCGTACTCGTCCAACTGCATGAAATCTTTTTGAGACAGCTTGCCATCATCATCGAACTTGATGCGCAGGTGGCGTAGGTGATTCTGTTCTCGGTCGGATAGAATGACTTGGTATCGCTCGATGTAATCAAAGCGGAATGACGTCAGGAATGCGCGGACCTGTTTCGGATCCGGCGGCAGATTTTTCTCGATGCTCTGCACGGACGATCGTGGATACTTAGTTCTCATGGTCGCTCCTTGAAAACATGTTCGTCTGACTTATTCTACCACGTGGCGCCGGTCGTTGGACAAAAAGATGTTTTTCTTTTCACACCGCTCCACCATAAAATCACTGAAAAACAGTGATCCTGTCCAGAAAAATATTCAGCTATTTGCCCAGTATAGCTGTAACTGATTGGATTGATAGCAGATATGGACACGAAAATACTCTAAAATTAGCTTTACACTACTTTTATAGTGGAGTATTATTTTCTTGCATCAGATCTTTGACAGCGGGCGGGTCGGGGAAGAGCAACCGATAAAGGCCGGCAGCCCAACCGAAACCCACAGCCGCTGGGGATGAAGCGGGCAGGAGTGGGCAGAGACCAGAACATCCCGACCGGACACCCGGATCCAAAAGCTCAGAGTAGGCGACAGGCCGTGAAACAGGCGGACGCAGTGATCCTGAGATCAATGCTAACGGGCACGCAGCGAAGGGGCGGGGGCGTACCCTGTACCCGATGAACGACGACCGGAATATCCAGCAAGGACTAACGGGTTGCCAACCAGGCAGCAGCGGACGATCAGATCTGTCACCACGGGGATTTGAAGCGAGCGCGGCCAACGTGGCAATCCTGAGATCCTGACGCACGCCACAAACGTGCGCGGCAAAAACTGGACGAGACGGACTCGAAACCATCCGACGAAATCGAGACAACTTTAGATAACAGGTGGTTGGGTCTGAGCGAAAGCTCGACCCGATCCTCAGACGCATTTCATATCTTCTTATATGGTGCAGCTGAGGATTGGGTTTTTCAACCACTGAAAAGGAGCGGACAAAATGGACGAAGTCATAACTTTAATGGAGCGCATCAAGCTGCTCGACGCTCAGCAGGTGCAGGATCTGCTGACCCTGATGGCAATCTACTTCGAAGGGTCCGAGGAGGAGGTGATGAACTTCCGAGCCGACCTGATCGCCAAGAACCTCCACGACGCGGCCGGCATCATCTCGCGGCGCGCGGGCAACTAGTTCGCAAGCTTCTGAGGCGGCTCGAGGGCAGCTTCGAGCCCCTAACTGAAGTGACGAACCCAACTTAAATCAAAAGGAGCGCAGTGTCATGACAAAAGCAAAAGGCACGAAAGCCGAGGCATCTGCCAAGGCTCAGAAGATCGCAGCCGGAACTATTCAGTCCAAGCTTCCGTTCCTCGGTTTTGCCGTTTGGTGGACGATTCACATGGGGATCGAGCTCAACGGCAAGCAGCTGCTCGACCTACTCACCAAGACGATCGGCGCGCAGTTCATGCCGCCCGAGCCGTCGAAGCGTCGGGCACTCCGCACCGCCCTTGAAGCCGTGGAGCGCGAGGGACTCATTCGCCAGATCCGTAACGACGCCGGCGTGATCGCCTACATCTTGGCCAGGGAAGAGACCGACCGCAAGAACATCGACCTCGACCTGGTCAAAGAGAACATCATCGTCTTTGACACCGTGAAGGGCACGCTGGACGTCAGGATGGCGCACAAGAAAGACGAGATCATCAAACTGTTCGACAAGTACCGCAACCTCTACACCGAGGACATGATTCGCAAGATCGCTCTCCGGTACCTGAACTCGGTCGGCGCGGTTACGATGCGCGACACAGGCGGCATTTACTTCGTCCGCGAGCAGGAAGCGCATGACGCGTTGAAGTCTTACATCCAGGCGGCCGGGTGCAAATTCTACAGCGTCCCGGTGCCGGACGTCGAAGCCGCCAAAGCGACGATGTACGAGGTGATCAAGACCGAGCTGGAGCGTGACTTGGAGCTGGCAGCGGAAGACGTGAAGGAGCAGACGTCCAAGAAAGACATCCGCACCGACGTACTTCAGACACGCATCGAGCGCTTCAAGCTGCTCCGCAACAAAACGGAGATGTACCGGGATCTGCTGGCCGCAGACATCGAGGGACTCACCTCCAAACTCCAGGGCTTGAGCGGCGAGGTGCTGAAAGCCCTCACCGGCGAGCTGGAAAGCTACAAGCAGGCGAAGGACTTTCCCTATCAGTCCCGCATCCAGTACTCCGGGAAGATGAAGGAAACATACGGCGAGCTCGGTGTCGTGGTTGGTTACGTTTCCAACGACGGTGGCGACAACGTGAAGGTACTCTTCGACAAGACCGGGAAGATCACCACGGTGACAGTCAAACAGGTCAAGTTGGTCAACTAGTTCGCAAGCTTCTGAGGCGGGCCGAGCAGATCAGTTCGGCCCCCTGACTGAAGTAACGAACTTTTAACCAAAAAGGAGCGACTATGCCACATTTTGATGAAGATGGAAACGACACCTGGATCTGTCAGATCTGCGGGCAGATTCAAAAACACAATGCTTCTTACACTTGGGCCCCGGAGATCACCGGACATACCAGTGCCGGTGCAACATGTGGGAAGTGCGTAGAAGTTCACAAGGAAACCCAGTTGATCGGTGATGCCCTACGCGCCAGAGTTTCTAGGACAGGGGGTCTCAATATTGAACGGGAAGCCCCGATCAGTCTCTACGAACATTGCCGGATCGAAAGCGGCGGGCTGACCGGTCAGGCGCTTCAAAATTATATCAATCGATATTACGGTCACGGCTAGACTGAGTTTTCAACCTTGGCCCAGTTTTCATCGGGCCTGGGATTGTTAGCTTTCAGATCATTTTATTAACCAAAAGGAGCGAACATGAACTTCAACGAAAAGAACAAGAAGTTGCGAGCAGTAAAAGATGAAGTGCCAGTTCCTGCATCCCACCAGTTGCGGATGAAATTTCAAGCCCTCCAGATTGAACTGAAAGACAGGGTCCTGGAGCGTGATGAGGTCATCAAGGGTGTTTTCATTGCCCTGTTGTGCCGGTTGAACATCTTCTTGCTTGGCTTGCCCGGAACGGCCAAGTCGTATTTGACCAAACTGGTCTGCGCTGCGATCACCGGTGCTGGTTACTTTGAGTACCTCATGACGAAGGGCACGAAGCTGGAGGAGATATTCGGGGCGTTGCGTCTGTCTCTCTTGGATCAGGACCGGTACGTCTTCAACACTACCAACCGGTTGCCCACGGCAACGATCGCTTTCTTGGACGAGATCTGGAAGAGCTGCTCGGCCATCTTGAACGCCTTGCTGAAGGCTCTGAACGAGCACGAGTTCGTGCAGGATGGTGTGGTTGAAAGTATTCCATTACAGACTTGCTTTTCGGCATCGAACGAGCTGCCCGAGGATGCATCGCTGGATGCCCTGTATGACAGGTTCCTGCTCCGCTATGAAGTCGGGTACATCCAGGACGAGGCCAACTTCAAAAAGCTCGTCGGAATGGACGACGACCAGCCGCTGCGGAATCAGATCACGCTGACCGAGCTCGCCGAGGCGCAGGCCGAAGTGAAGCAGATAGACATGAATGACGTGCCGGACATCCTGGCCGAGCTGAGAGCATCTTTCGGCCAGGTCGGCATGACGTTCTCGGACAGGCGGTGGCGGGCGGCGAACAAGGTGCTCCGCGCCAGTGCGTGGCTCCGTGGATCTTCCAAAGTCGAGCGTGAGGACACCGAGCAGCTGATCGCGATCTTCTGGGATCGCCCGGAACAGAAGCGTGAAGTGAAGAAGGTCATCCTTTCGTTCTCCAACCCGGACTTGAAGGTGGCGTTGGAATTGTTCGATCAGGCAGTTGAAATCTACTCGAATGCCATGAAGGCGCAGAACCAGGAAGCCGCCGGCATCGAGGCCAACAAGAAGATGAAGGAGATCATTGCCAAACTGAACTCCCTCATGCGATCAGCTCGTCGAGATGAGATCATTACCGAAGTCAAGGCGAAGAATCGGACCATTATGGCCCGTTGCTGTGGGATGGACTCGTAAACCGGTCAAATCTGCTTTGTGCAGTGTTTTTGCCAAAAACTGAGGTCATTATATGAGAGCAGGCCAGAAAATTGACGGGAAGGGGCTTCCCGAAGAGTTTTTCGGCCTGCTCGCCGCCCAGGAAATCACGGGAAATACAGAAATGGAAGGAGTGTTATGCCAAACCTAGTGACGAACGCGGATTCAATGGATGTTGAATCCTATGTCTCGATGAAAGATAGGTCGGGGCTGGTCCGACAGTTGGAGGCCGGGAATAAGTCGGCCGCTATGGCTGATCTCCTCCTCGATGGGTACTCGAGCTTCATCAAATATGCACCCGAGATCAAGCCGGACATTCCGGCGGAGCGGAAATTGAATGCTCGGGTCATCTCGGAAATAATGCAGCTGAAGGAATTTGAACAGCTTCGGAACTATACCAAAGGGGACAAAGAGAATTCCATCGGGGCTCTCGGAGCTGTCAAGCAGTGCTGGACGAACTTGCCCGAAGAGGTGAAAGAGGAGCAGGAAAAAGCGGAACAGATCGCCCAGCAATTGGATGCGGCTTTGAACGGGGATGGTGATCCGGCTGACGTGCCTGACCTATTCAAACAGTTGGAAAAGGCCGAACAAGCCTTAAACACTCAAATCGAAGAGTATGCCGATGACATCCGCGGGGCAGTCCGACGGGCCTGTGCTGAGGCCGAAGGCGATGCCGCGGATTCAGAACTTGGCATGGCCGCGTTAGGCTGGGGGCGATCGGGCTCCTCAATAGAAGCAGGTTCAGCGGATGACAAGCTTAGGGTCGCTTCGGCATTGAAGCATAATCCGCAGCTGAAAGAAATCATCCGTCTTGCCGGACGGATGACAAACATTGCCCAAAAGAAGCAGCGTCAGAAGATCAATTACTTCCGCACCGAGATTACTGGCATAGAGCAAGGGGATGACTTGACGTCGGTTGTCCCATCGGAGTTTGCTTATTTCGTTTCGAAGCGGAAATCCCTTCATACACTTTTCCTGAAGCGGCTTTCGCAACAGGAACTTGTGCAATATGAAATGTCGAGTAAGGAACCAAAAGCCCAGGGGCCGGTTATCGTGGAGATTGACTGTTCGAGTTCGATGACTGGAGCACCTGATACCTGGTCGAAGGCTTGTGCTTTGGCACTCTACTCGATTGCCCGCAAACAGAAGCGGGACTTCGTTATGGTACTCTTTAACACCGTTTGCATCCGCGAGATCACCATTTTGAAAGGAGAGCACAAGGCGGAAGATCTCATGTCGATGTTGTCGGCCGGGACAGGTGGGGGCACGTCGTTTGAGGCCCCGCTGACCCGGGCAATTGAATTGCTCGAAGTCACGGAGTTTAAGAAGGCCGACGTCATCTTCATCACAGACGGCGACTGCTGTTGCTCCGCCGAGTACCTGAAGAAGTACAACACCGTCCGAAAGGAGAAGGAGGTGAACGTCTACACCATCATGATCGGCGGGTGCGAGACAATGAAAAAGGACGCTGAGAAATTTTCCGATAGCGTTACCATGTTACTCGACCAGCTGGACGAGAATGAGGGAGCTGCTTTCAGTGCGGTTTTCAATATCTAAAATAGTTGGGGCCGTGCGGGGTGACCGCCGCAGGGACTAAACAGGGTGAGCCAGAGTCAAGATAATGTCCGCCGGGACCCCTACCCCAGTTTAATCTTGGCACAGGCTGGTTAGATCAGCCTGAGAACCCGGCTGTTATTCGGTGCCTGCCATATTCGCTTGCGCTGTTGATTAGCTGCCCATGTGGGAGGGTACTGGTGAAGCCTGGACATGTGCCCGGCCTGTGCCAAAAGAAAAGGAGATGATATGCCTCAGCTTGGTTTAGGTGTGATGATAAATATGCTCGGTGGAAATGAAGAATCCATTGAGGCTTTGAGAAATGGAATGGGCAAGGAAATCGCCGCCCTATTCTTGGGTGAGGATTTCGTCTTGCACTTCGTCTTTGCGGACGGATATAAGATGGGAATTCTTGACGCCGGCCAGTCGTGCTGTGAATCCCGCTGGATGTCCACTGACGACGATCTCCCATATTATGTCGGGACATTTCTACAAGACATCAGGGTACAAGACGGACCTGATATTCCAAGTTCAGAAGAACATCAAACTCAGTTTTTGAAGATCACGACTAGCAAGGGTGTATTTACAATGGTCACTCATGTTGAGCACAACGGGTACTACGGTGGCTTTTCGGTCGTGGCCAGGAAGGAGTGAGGATGTGGCGAGTCTACATCCTGAAGTGCCAGGACGGGTCGTTCTACACCGGAATCACCACAGACATAGAAAGGAGGTGGCGGCAGCACCTGTCAGGCCGGGCGAGCAAGTACACCAGGAGCCACCGCCCGGCCTGCATTTATCATCTCTCAGAACCAATGACCCATTCGGAAGCCCTCCGGATGGAGTGCCGGATCAAACAACTCTCACACAATAAAAAGGAGCGAATGAAATGAATAATCCAACGACATTCAACATCGCACTCACGGAAGCCGTGCTGGCGATAGAGGACATGAAAGGATCGATCGAGAAACTCCTCCGCAAAGCGATGTCCATCACGAAGGGGCATTGGGTCTGCACGGATGAAGATGACCAGTTCGGTGCCGCGGTCGGAGCCGTCATGCTCCACTTCGGTGAAGACTCGGAAGAGTTTGCACGTTTGAAGTGGGAGATGGGAAACATCAGCAGATTCAGTGCTGCTTTGTCCACCGCGCAATTGGGAGTTCAGGTCGACATGTCCACCGTGCTCAAAACACACGAAAAGTTCACAGCCATCGGGCTCGCAAAACTCTGGACGGAGGTGAAGTGATGTCTAGTTATGCAACGTTCGTTATTCTGATCTTCAGTGCGGGCATCTTGGTGGTGATCGTCCTGGCCAAGATTGTTTGGTCAATCGAGTGCTGGTTCTATTACTGGAATCAGCGCCGGATCTGGAGGAAATACATTCACTGCACTGAAAAGGAGCGATAAGATGCCATCCACGATGACAGCCAGGTTTTCTGGACACTGCAGACTGTGCGGCAACTCGTTTGCCAAGGGCGAGAGGGTGATCTTCATGGCTCGCGGCAACCAGGTACACACGACTTGCGGTCGGATCGAACGAGCAGCCAACCAAGAGGAGCGAGAAATGAAAACCAACAACACGTGGAAAAAGTTTTACAATCTGCTCAACATCCCCGAGGGGAAATCGGGCACCCATGAAGTCATCCACGAGCACTACGCGGCCGGCGCGTCGTTCGACTTGACCACGCCGCGTGGATCGACCTTCGGCGCACCACGCGGCAAGGCCGTGCGATTTCCAAAAGCCGGGCACTGGCACAAGCTCATCTATGAACATGGGACGTTGATGTCGGATTTACCGATCGAGCAATTTCAGATGGAGCAAGCCGTGCGTGGCTTCCGGGGCAATATCTTGATCGGTGGTCTTGGACTCGGAGTCGTATACGATATACTCTGCAACAATCCAGACGTAAAACAGATCACCGTGGTGGAGAAAAGTCAGGACGTGATCAACTTGGTGGCTCCGCACCTGCCTCTACCGGTCAGTGTAGTTCACGCCGATCTGTTCGACTTCATTCAGCACAGCGTCCGCAAGGGAGAATTCGACCACGCGTTCTATGATATCTGGCAGTCTGACGGAGAGAACACCTACTTCAACACCGTTCTTCCACTTCGATACATCACGCGTGGATTGATACCGAATCACCGCGTTGTGTGCTGGAACGACTCCGTCATGCTCGGTCAGCTCTTCATGGGCATCCAGGGGCGCACGATGATGCGAGAGCAGTGGAAGAAGCTGGCCGACGCGCAGAGTGATGATCTGTGGCTGGGCTGGACGGCGGAGTTTTTCCAGAGACTGCTCAGCAGTGAAAAGAGTGCCGTGAAGAATCCACCAGAGTACGCGAACATCCTCATCCAAGCATATCTCCATCACATGAATGACCTGTCGTGCCTGCCGAAGGCAGTCGAAGTGAACATCAAGAAAGTACTGTCCGAAAAAGAGAGAGAAAATTAGCGGAGGATCGTCGAGGAGCGTAGTTTTGGATGAAGTACGTAGGTCTCTATACTCCACTATCCAAAAACTCAGCCACGACGATCCTCCACGTGTTTTCAGGCGATTTCAAGCACCCACAACCACCCACTCGAAATTTGTCTCGAAAGGAACGATCAAAGTGCCAAAAAAGACAGTTATCACGGTCGGCACGATCGACTCGAAGATCGCCGGTCCATACCCGATCGCCGAGCTGGACAGACTGCTGTCGTACCACCCGACCGGATACCGGTATGAGCCGCACTACAGAAGCGGCCGCTGGGACGGATGGGTTCATCTGTTCTCGACCAAAAAAGAGGTGTTCCCGACCGGCCTGCTGTCAACCGTTCAGAGTCTTCTGAATCTGCACAGACTCACACACGCGGTGAACAAGCGCAGAGAATCGGTGGATCTTCATTCGTATGAAATACCTGGCGTGGAGCTCAGACCATATCAGCAGAAGTGTGTACTGGCGATGCTCCGCCACAAGCGAGGCGTCATAAAAGTACCAACAGCGGGCGGCAAGACGCTGATCGCAGCGGCCGCTCTCAAGGCCTTTGATCAGCCAGCGGTCTACATCGTCCACACGAGCACGCTACTCAAGCAGACGCTGGAAGTCTTCGAAAAGATCTTCCCGGGTGACGTGGGAGTCGTGGGTGCAGGCGAGAAGAAGTGGCGAAAGATCACCATCTGCATGGTTCAGACACTCGTCAAGCTGATCGAGAAGAAGCAAACCACACCGTTCGATGACTACAAGGTGCTGATGTGTGACGAGTGCCACCACGTGGCCAGTGGCAAGCGTGTCGGGTGGTACGTCGCGGCCAGGCAATTCAGAAACGCGTGGATCCGATTCGGACTGTCTGCCACGCCGGTGCTGCGCAAGCGCGGAATGCTCTTGATAGGGGCCACCGGACCACTGATCGTCAACATCCCCATGAGCGAGCTCCAGGACGAGGGGTACATATCCGAGTCCGAAGTGACTTTCTACAAGTATGACCGACGCCGGCTGCTCGACCCGGGCTATTCGTGGCTGGAGGTTTACAGGACAGGGATCGTGGAGTGTGAGAAGAGGAATCAGTTGGGGTGTCGACTCGCGCTGGAGCAGGCGGGCACGGGCAAGCTGGTGCTGATGTTTGTGGAGTTGATAGAACACGGGCAGACGATGGTTGATCTACTGCGAAAGACCGCGCCTGCAACCAGGATTTATTTCCTGTCAGGGTTGGATCAGCTTCGGTACGTTTCCGAGATCAAGCAGTTGGCAAAGGAGAAGAGACTCGACATCCTGATCGTGACCAGAAAACTCTTTGGCGAGGGCGTGGACATCCCGGCCGTGGATGCGCTGATCAGCCTGGCCGGTGGTCAGTCGGTGATCACCTTCACGCAGATGTTCGGTCGCGGACTGCGCATCAGTGAGGGGAAGAGTCACCTTACGTACATTGATTTCTACGACGAGTCACATGACTGGCTGGAGCGGCACTCTGCGAGTCGCGTCGGACACTGCAAGAAGTTGAAGCAGGTGGTGACAATCAAAGAAATCTAACCAAAAAGGAGTGCAACAAAATGAAGACAGAATATTCCATCACCGGAGATTCAGTCATCGGTGGACGCTACGAACAGCAAGACGAATTCATCATCTTCAGCCACGGGTATCAGCAAGTCCTTGCCGTGATGGATGGACACGGCCACGGCGGAAAACAAGTGGCAATCGGTATCAGAGATCGTGTTTTTAAATCAGTAAATGAGATCAAGAAATCGACCACTCTCCAATCACTTAGGAAACTAATCTGTGACCTATCTCACGATATCATAGATGATAGTGGTTCCACGCTGTCGATCGTGGTTGCACAGTCCAAAACGGCCTTGGTTGGAACGATTGGTGATTCCCCGGTGCTGATCAAAGGCCGCGGCGGGAAGTTGTTCGTATCCGAGATTCACAACGCCCGATCCAACCTGGCGGAGCGCGTGGCTGCAGAGACACGCGGTGAACGATATGTCGGCGGATATATGTACTCCGAGGGCGGAGAGCATGGAATTCAGCTCACGCGGGCGATCGGAGACACGTGGGCAGGCTTCATAAGTTACGAACCATTCATGGCCTCCGTCCCGCTCGACAAAGACAGCTGGGCGCTCGTGTGTACCGACGGACTGATCGACGCGACGCAACCTTGGCAAAGCCTGCCGCTGGCTTTGGGGTGGGTCATCGAACAGCTCGACGCTGGAAAAGAGGCAAGCGAGTTGTTGGTAAACCGGCCGGCCAAGTCTGACAACGCCACCGCCGTTGTTTACCACATCAAGAGCGAGAAGGAGTAGATATGCGAGCGCGGTTGATAGTCACATATGAGTGTGAAAAGAACTGCATGGGTTGCTGCAACAAGGGTTGGAAATATGAACCACCCCGACCGATCACGCATTGTAAATACGAAGAGATCATGATCACTGGTGGTGAGCCATTGCTGTTTCCAGATCGGGTGATTGACTTGGTCCATTGGCTGCGCTGGCGTTCGACCGCCAAGATATTCGTCTACACCGCGATGGTGACGGACTTCATCCAAATCGCCGATGAGACAGACGGCATGACGTTGACGCTGCACACTGCAGAGGATGCCAGAGCGTTTGCAGCATGGACTCGGGAAGACGCAAGCAGAAAATGGCTGCAACGATACAAAGGGTCACTGCGGTTGAACATATTTGGGGAGGCGTTCAGAGAACCGAAATTCATTCTCATACCGATGCAGTTCGCAGTCAAGTTGGTCGAATGGATAAAAGATTGCCCACTGCCGCGGGGTGAAGTGCTGCTCAAACTGAACAATTTGTGGACGAGATCTGTATGAAACGGCTCTCATTACCTATGCACCGGCTGTCTCCCCCGGAGCAAAAGCGAGAAATAAGAATTTGGGAGCACTATCTCAAAGATGCAGAGCAGGACGTGAAAGACAATCCGTACGGAGAAAATGGTCGCGGTCTCAGAGCAATACGCGATCGCTACATCCAAATGTTGGAAAAAGCCAAGACTGGCTTTGATCCATTATCTTAACGATGAAAACAAAAGGAGCGCAACACGATGAGACACAAGACGATGATTGATTATTTGACAATGCTGCACTGGTTGGCGAACAGATGCCACAACCGCACCGGTGTTCCAGAGCAGGATCTGTTTTCGGAGGGCAGTCTGGCGATGGTCAAGGCCATGCCCGGCTATGATGCCGGGAAGGCCAAGGTGTCCACGTTCGTGTGCGTGGTCGCGTACCGCAAGATGGAGAGTTTCGCGCAGCGTGAGATCAAAGCCACGCGCAGCCGCGTCGAGCCAAGCGTGCAGATTCCATACTGGAGCAGCACTGAACACGACGTAGAGTTCAGGAGTCAGATCGACACGCTGCCTCCAAAGCCGAGAGCAGTGTGTCAGATGATTCTTGACGACCCAAACCGCTTCGACGGCATCGAGCTGGGTGATCTGTCCAAGCACCTGCGTGACATGGGTTGGAAATGGCGAGACATCAAGTCCAGCGTCGGGCAGATCCGAGAGGCACTCAGAGCCTGTTGAGGAGGATGACATGTGGAAAGTTTACATCTTGAAGTGCGTCGACGGGCGCTTTTACACGGGAATAGCGCTCGACGTCGTACGCAGATTCTGTGAACACCTGCGTGGCACGGCAAGCAAGTACACCCGCAGCCACAGACCGAGCTACATCTATTGGCAGTCCGACCGCATGACACACTCTCAAGCGCTCAAGCTAGAGATCCAGATCAAAAAAATGTCGCACGAGCAGAAGAAGGGATTCGGTGGGTATGTTCGACATAGTCAAACTGTGCCAGAACAACGGGATTGAGTTCAGCACGACTGGCAAGAACATCAAGCCTGGGTGGATCGGACTCAAGTGTTGCTTCTGCAACGACACAAGCAATCATTTGGGTTTTGGCCCGAACGGTGAAGTCAACTGCTGGCGTTGCGGCGGGCACTCGACCGCAGACACCGTGGCAGGGCTGCTCCGAATTTCCAAAGACGAGGCTTGGGCGGTCGTCAAGCAGTACGGTGGTGCACCGCGGAGGGCAGAGGACGGCACGGAAGAACCCGTGCGCATCGGAACAAAGAAATTCAAGCACCCGAGCAGCACCGGTCCGATGACTGGGATTCACCGCCGCTACCTGGAATCACGCCGGTTCGATCCCGACGAGCTTGAGCGCACGTGGAGGCTGCTCGGCACGGGGCCGGTGGCGCTGCTGGACGGGCTGAACTTCAAGTTCAGGGTGATCGCTCCGATATTCTGGAACGGCGCGGAGGTGAGCTTTCAGGCACGCGACGTGACAGGACAACATCAGCTCCGTTACATCACCTGCCCGAAGGAGCGGGAGGTGGTCTTTCACAAAAAAATCCTCTACGGACTTCAGGACGAGTGGCGTGAGACTGGCATAATAGTCGAGGGGATCACGGACGTGTGGCGGCTCGGTCCCAGAGCGTGTGCCACGTTTGGTACGAAGTACACAGAGACGCAGGTGCGGGAGATCGCAAAACATTTCAAACGCGTGTTCGTGATATTTGACAACGAGAAGCCAGCTCAGAAACAAGCCAGACAGCTGGCGGCTGACCTGTGCGCCAGGAAAGTGGTGGCGGACGTCTACAGGATAGCCGGTGATCCTGGAGACATGCGGCAGCGCGCCGCTGATCATTTGGTGAAGGAGCTCACATCATGATCATGAATAGTGACAAACCTCTTCGTGTGGTGGTCTGTGGTAGTCGAGATTGGTTTGACCCCCGACCGATACGGCTGAGGCTCAGACAACTTCCAGCCGGGTCAACCGTGATTCACGGCAACTGCAAAGGGGCGGATCAGCTTGGAGGAAAGATCGCCGAGTCCCTGGGCTTCGCCGTCGTTGTGGTGCACGCAGAGTGGGAGAAACACGGCAGGATGGCGGGTCCGATACGCAACAGCAAGATGCTTGACATGGATCCAGATCTGGTTCTGTGCTTTCACGAAGACATATTCAAGTCGCACGGCTCGATCGACACCGTGCAGAAGGCGATAACTTATGGCATACCATATGAAATCATCAAGCGATGGGAGAAACAAAATGTCAAGAACAAACAGCCGCAGTAAATTGTCGACGTTCGACCAGCGAGTAACTTGGTTGCTGAAGCACCGTGAGTTTTGGTATGACTGGCACGTGAACAACCGAGACTACAAGCAAGCGCACTTCTCAACCACCATGAAGCATCTCATCATCAGGATGCAGGACGCCGGGCTGTTCGCCAAGTCTACGTATTGGCTGGACCCCAGGATGGAAGATGAACTTCACGCCGCCACGGAGAAGATACAGCTGGGCAAACAAAAAATATAAAAAATAATCTACCACTTTGCTTTTTTCTGTGTATAATAGCTGTTCGAAGAGGTCAAAGATCCCATGCTTTGACCTCACCGAATGGTCAGCCCGGCCAGGTTGACTCAATGTGCTCGGGAGGGGCGGAACTAGACACCGCCCCGCCCCTTATGTCTAGGAGCCACTATATGCACCTCCAAACCAATTTTATTTTCCACCCACGCTGGAGATCACTGCGATGAGAAGAAAACTGCCTGAATCACCCTTGCCTCAATTAGAATCAGAATCGGAACCGCTGCAACAATACGACGTCGAACAGGAGCCCATAGTCCTGTCGAAATCACTGCTCGATTTGTTCCTCGAAGACGAGCACCCGTCCGACTTGATCGCGCTCTACACTTTCTACTATTACACCTCGAAGTGGCAGAAGACGAACTCGCCACGGGCAACGACAAACTTCGCCGCCGTCGGCTTGAAGTGGTCCGAGGCACGCATTCGCCGGACGAAGAGCAAGCTCAAATCCATGGGGCTGATCAAGGATGTGATGCGCAGGACCACGAACAACAAATTCGCGGCAGGGTGGTACGTGCACGTCAGTTTTGTGTGGGGCAGGGATGCGGTGAATAAAATCAGGCAGAAGGACGGTAACTGCAACAAAAATAACGGAGGAACCTACCCTGACGATTTTCTACAGGGTAGACAACCGGACACTGTTGAAAACGAGCACCCAAATTCTTTAAGTGCTCTTAGTATAAATTCTTTAAGTGCTAATAATTCAAATTCTTTAAAAACAAAGACCGCACCTGATCCAGCCACACCGCTTGAATTGATCTTCGAAGGACTCCCTGAAGCCTGGCAGAAGGAGCACTCACTTCACAAAATAATCAAGGCATTCATACAGCACCGCGCAGAGTTGACCAAGCTGAAGAAAGCAAAGCCCCTGACTGAAATTGCCTGCCATCGGTTTGCCAATGATTGGAGCAAGCACCCGCTCGACGTCATTCTGAAGTCAATAGATACGTCCATACGGCGCGGCTGGACGGATGTGTTCCCTGAGTCAGTCAACAGCAATGGAAATGGCAACGGTCACCACCCACTCCCTACGTCCAACCGCAGTCAGGTGCCCAAGGTGGCGAACCCGATATATCCCGCTGGCAAGAGCAACACCGAGTTGAATCCAAATTTCTATTCCTAGAAAGGAGCAAGTCATGCCGACGCATGAAAGCAAGTGCGGTTGTGGTAGGGACCTCATGGGAGAGGATGAGTGCAGGTTTTGTCGAAGTCGTCAGGTTGCTTGGCACTCGCTCTCGGCGCGCATACGTGCCGACCTGAGGAAGATTCACCACCCGGAAGAAGCAATAAAGGCAGATCTGGACATCATCCACGAGCCCCTCAAGGGCCGGGGTCTGTATTTTTGCGGTCCGACCGGCTCGGGCAAGACGCTGTATGCGGCGGCCCTGCTGATGGCCAGTTTTGACGTGGCAAAAATTGGGGGACAGAAATTTTTCATGGCGCTCCCGGATCTGCTTGACTCGATCAAGTACACGTACAATGGGCGGGGTGGTTTGGAAGGTACCGAAGGTGAGATCATTCAAAAATACTGCTCTGCGGATCTGCTGGTGATGGACGACTTGGGCGTGGAGCGCACGACTGATTGGTCGTACAATATCCTAAACTCGATCGTCTCACAACGCTATGGGCGCCTTAAGTCTACCATCTTTACGTCGAATATCGATCTCGATCAGCTGGCCGCGAAGTTGGGAGACAATCGGATCTCGTCGCGCATCTGCCAGATGTGCGAGGTGCGACTGTTCGACTACAAGGACATGCGGGTGACACTGTGAAGATCACCACGATGGGAGTGCTGCTGGTTGGTCAGGGTCCGGGGCGCAGCGCCAAGCCGGGCGCCAGGGCGTTCGACGGTCCGGGCTTGAGCGGTGAGAGGTTTCCCAAGCTGCTCGGTGTCACCAGGGTGGAGTTTCTGAACAGAGTCGAGACCGTGAATCTACTGGAGCGGTTCAGTGGGAAGTGTGGGAAGGGTGATGCGTTCGACCTTGGATGGGCTAACCTGAGGGCGTGTCAGCTGATGAATCGTCGGCGAACTATATTTCTGCTGGCAGGTTACAACGTGGCCAGGGCGTTCGGGATCAGGACACGGTATTTCGAGCGTGTGGACTTTTGCAACCACACCACGATGTACGTCGTGCCACACCCGTCCGGGATCAACAGATGGTGGAACGACTTCAATAACGTGGAAACAGCCCGAAAGTTCCTGTCTGAGCTGTTTCCGGGTTTGAAAGCCGGTCAAAACGTCGGCCAACTCGTCTAGGCGGGCCGAAGGTGATTTTATGGGTATCAAGCCGTGGGAAACTACTCGAATCAACTGTAAAGACGAAGGCAAACGATCCTGCGATAATTCATTGCTGAGAGGTAACCGTGGAGCAAGATGATCTGGAAGACGAACACTGGGTGGAGCGGAGGATAGCGATCGGGTTTGTGGTGTCGACCGACTACGTGCGCGGAGTGATCTCGATCTTCAAGCCCGAGTACTTAGAGTCGGCGACGGCACGCACGGTCGTCGGGTGGGTGCTTGACTACTGGGAGAAGTACAGCCGGGCACCGGGTAAGGATATCGAAGGCATCTACATGCAGCATCTCGCGGCAGGCATGGACAAGGACAAGGCGGCAAGCGTGGAAGAAGTTCTCGCCAGCTTGAGTGAGGACTACGATCGAGAGAAGTTCAACGTTGACTATCTTCTGGATGAATCCCGCAAGTATTTCGCAGAGCGTCGGTTGAGACTTCACTGCGAGCAGATCGAGGGCGAGCTGGACTCGGGCAGCGTGGTTGAAGCGGAGCAGTTGGCGACTCAGTTCTCTCAGATTCCCTCAGACTTGAACAACGTGGTGAACCCGTTCACCTCCGAGGCGGTGGAGCGGGCGTTCAGTGACACGGCTCAACCCTTGATGACCTTCGGCCGCGCGCTCGGCTATATGTGGGACAGTCAGTTTGTCAGGGAGGGTTTCGTCGCACTGATGGGTCCCGAGAAGCGTGGCAAGAGCTTCATGCTTTTGGAGATCGCCATGCGGGCACTCATGACCGACTGCAATGTTGCCATGTTTCAGGCTGGCGACATGAGCGAGCGTCAGCAGGTCATGCGCATCTGCATCTACCTGGCTCAGCGAAGCAACGATCCGAAGTACTGCACCAAGATGTACGTGCCGGTCGTGGACTGTGAGATCAACCAGACCGGCAATGCTTGCTGCGACGAGGCACCCGGTTTTAAGGTCTTTGATGACGATGGCATGGATAAAACACACGCGGAGCTGCTCGAAGCGTTCACGCGGAACCCTGACTACCGGTACTGCAAGAACAACTCGTGCCCGTCCAGGCGCCCGATGGTGTGGCTCACGGAACGCAAGGCAGTTGCCCCGCTCACCAAGCACGATGCCAGGAGAGCAATACACAAGTTCAAGGGCAAGTTCCCGAAGTCGTTCAAACTTGCCACGTACCCGAACGAGACTCTGACGGTGGCCGAGATCAAAAGCTTGCTCGCCACGTGGGAGCGGCAGGAGGGTTTCGTGCCCGACGTCGTGGTGATCGACTACGCGGACATCCTGGCACACGACCCCGACGTCTCTCGCATGGACTTCAGACACAAGGAGAACTACAAGTGGCAGCGGCTCCGCGCCCTGAGTCAGCAGCGGAGGTGTTTGGTGGTTACGGCCACGCAGACCGACGCGGACAGTTACAGCGAGCACTTGCTTGGCATGAAAAACTTCAGCGAGACGAAGACAAAATTCGCCCACGTGACGGCAATGTACGGATTGAATCAAACTTCCGATGAAAAACGCATCGGAATCATGCGGGTGAACGAGATTGTCGTCAGGGAGGGTGATTTCGACAGAAAGCACGTGACGTATGTACTTCAGCGTCTGCAGATGGGAAGACCGCTGCTTGGGTCATACTCGAAAAATTATTTTTCCAAATCATCAGATGACTCAGTATAATATGGTTGATTAGGATTGAATCGTGCATTATCCAACCTGAACAGAAAAGGAGTGACAACATGGCACCGAAGGAGAAGGACGCAAAGAAGGACGCAAAGAAGGACGCAAAGAAAACGGAGGAGAAGTCCGTTGCGCCCAAGAAAGAAGAGAAGAAACCAACCGCAGTAAAACCCGCAGCCAAAAAGGCAGCTGCCAAGACCACTGCTGCCCCAGAAGGCCCCAGCCGCAAGGAGATGATCAAGGCCGCCGACGAGATGAACGAGCTCATGGATCTGGATCCGGTCATCGACACCACCCAGCCGGACGACAAGCTCCGGGCCAACATCATCAAGGAGGCCAAGGAGATCGTGCCGGATGATGTGTTCAGCGATGCCACGAACGTCGTGCTGAAGAAGCTGAGCTGTATCAAGTTCGACGAGCCTGCTGCACCCGCGGCGGATGCAAAATCCGCGAACAAAGATCACCCGAAGACCAAGAGTCCCTCGACGCCCAGGGCTCGCAAGACCGACGGTTTGAAGATCCGACTTCTCGTCAAGACCAATCCCAAGAAAGTCGGGGCGGCATCGCATGCGAGATTCGAGCTCTACAAGTCGGGGATGTCCGTGGGCGATGCTTTGGCTGCCGGCGTGACACACCAGGACATCTGGTGGGACGTGAGTCACAAGTTCATCGAGTTGAAGAAGTAGTTTCAGCATGGGCTGGTTGTGAACGGCAGTCGGTGGAAAGCACCGTGACTGATAGCTCCTCATAGAAGGCGAAGGGGTCAGCCAGCCCTCTCGTGATTATTCAACACTACTTTCGAGGCGGATATGAAGCGTGCAGATGTGCTGAAGGCCCTGGAGATCATAAAACCAGGGTTGAGGTCGACCAGTAAGAACATGAGCGACGACCGGGTGTTCATGTTCGAGCCGGGATTCGTGATGGCGTACAACGACTCATTGTTTCTGAGACACCCGGTCGTTGGTCTTGAATTGTCCGGATCCATACAGGCGGAGGAGTTTCACGGCCTGATCGCGCGCCTGTCCGGTGACGATGTTGAGCTGTCGGTGAATGGTAATGAAGTGCGCCTCTCGTCAGACAAGGTGGAAGCTGGGTTCACGCTGCAGGAAGACGTCAAGCCTCTCTCTGATGAGGTATCCGACCACGGCAAGTGGAAGCCATTGCCAAAGACTTTCAAGGAGGCGCTGGAGTTCACCATGATGACGTGTGCTTCGAGCATGGCCCGACCGGAGCTCACGTGTATAAACGTCAGAGAAGATGGTAGGCTGGAGTCGTCAGACAACTACCGGATCAGTATCTACGAGTCCGAGCCGTTTGGTGTTAAGACGTTTCTGCTGCCGTCCGCCGCGGCAGAGGTGATAGTCGGGTGCGAGATCGAGAAGATCGCGGAGGGCAACAGCTGGATTCACTTCAAGACTACTGCTGGCACCGTGATAGGGTGCCGTGTGTTCTCCGAGAAGTTTCCACTGCTTGACAAGCTCTTGAAGGTGTCTGGAACAGACGTCGAGTTTCCGGTATCCGTGCTGGAGGTCTTGGAGCGGGCCGTCGTGTTCTGTGTTGGAATGCCCAAGCTGGAGCAGCGTGCAACCATCACCATAAAAGACAAGGTGATCAAGCTCCGCGTCGAGATCGAGACGGCGTGGTTCGAGGAGGACAAGCGGATGGCGTATGACGGAAAGCACGTGAAGTTCGTCATCAATCCATCACTGCTGAAGTTCATCCTGGAACAGACGCTGGCCTGCACGGTGGGTGAGAATTGTCTCAAGTTCACTGGTGACAGTTGGCAGCACGTGGTTGCCTTGGTGGAGGAGTAGGCGTATGCGCAAGTCTACACCGAAGAAGCAGGAACAAGAGTTGAAAGTGAAGAAGCAGGAGGGACCAAAGCCAAGGCCGCTGCTCTATCCGGAGACGGTTTGGGAAGAGCACTGGAAAGGGATGCCTGAGTATGTTCAGGGGGTGCAGAGTGTCTTCACCTCCATCGTGGTTCACTTTCGGTCGGAGGAGGACCTAAAAGACTTCGCCGCGCGGATAAAACAAAACCTGACAAAGTCGACACGGAGCATCTGGTATCCAGAGCGCGGGTTGCACTGTCAAACCGACACCACCAAGCACTACGTGGATGCTGAAGGGGAAGAGTGACATGAATCCGCGATATCCGATCTACATCGTGTCGAAGAGCAGGTGGGACACACGGATGACAAGCAAGGCACTGGAGATGATGGGGGTGCCATATCGCATCGTGGTCGAGCAGCAGCAATACAAGCAGTACACCGATGTGATCTCGAAAAAGAAGGTGCTTGTATTGGATCCACGATATCAGGATGAGTATGACACCTGTGACGACCTGGGTGACAGCAAGAGCAAGGGTCCGGGTGCAGCGCGGAATTTCGCTTGGGATCACTCGATCTCGATCGGGGCGAAGAGCCACTGGGTGATGGACGACAACATCCGTAGATTCTACCGCTTCAATCGTGGATTGAGGATTCCAGTCGACACGGGCTCGATGTTTCGGGCCTGCGAGGACTTCGTTGATCGGTATGAGAACGTGGCGATCTCGGGACCGCAGTATTACATGTTCATCTCGAACTTTCACGCACTCCCGGCTTTTACGTTGAACACGCGGATCTACTCGTGCAACCTGATTAGAAACGATATTCCATTCCGATGGCGAGGCCGCTACAACGAGGACACGGATCTGTCGTTGCAGGCCTTGAAGAGCAACGTGCCTGGCAAAGATTACAAATGGTGCACGGTACAGTTCAATGTTTTGCTGCAGTACAAAATGTCCACTCAAACAGTCAAGGGTGGATGTGACGAGGTGTTCTACTCTCAGGAAGGCACGATGCCCAAATCGGTGATATTGACCGAGATGCATCCAGATGTTGCCCGCCTCACTTGGAAGTTTCATAGATGGCATCACGAGGTCAATTATCGAAGATTCAGGTATAACAGATTGGTTCTTAAATCGGGTGTGGTACCGCAGTCCGGGGTGAATGATTACGGAATGATGCTGAGAGATGTTTAGATGCACAGACAAAGATATAGTCTGTCCTCACCCTGGGTGAAAGTCATAGAAAGCTGGGCGAAGTCAAGTGGTGGGGCAGGTGGAGAGGATATGCGTTCTTTCCCGAGACTGAGACAGTGTTTGAGAAGGTGTGCTTGAGAGACATCGCACAGTTTTGTGAAGACGAGACGAAGCTGCACAGGATGAGGAAGTGAAATGGGTGGCTTTTTCGGTGACATCAAGACTGGCGCGGTGAGCACGTCGCCGCAGTGCTCCAAGTGTAGACTGTGTGAGGGTGTGAAGAGTCCGCGCATGAAGCCACACGGCCGATTTGAAAAAGAGATCCTGTTCGTCGGGGAGGCGCCAGGAGCCACCGAGGATGAAAATGGCAAGCAATGGCAGGGACGGATGGGGCACGTGCTCGAAGATGCCCTTGCCAAGCTCGGGGTAGATCTGTTCGAAGACTGCGCAAGCATCAACTCCATCAACTGCCGCCCCACGAACTCGGAGGGCAACAATCGTGCACCCACTGACAAGGAAATCAGCTATTGCCGTCCACTGGTCTTCAACGCCATCAAAGGGTACAAACCCAAGGTGGTGATCTTGCTCGGAGGCTGCGCCGTGACCAGCCTCATAGGTGCTCGGTGGACTAAGGACATCGGCACGGTCAGCAAGTGGCGTGGGTGGACGATTCCAGACAGGGAGTTCGGGTGCTGGATCTGCACGACGTTTCACCCGAGCTACATAGAGCGAAGCAGCAAGCAGCCAGAGATAGCCACCATATGGAAGTCGGATCTCAAGGCTGCTCTGTCTATGGTTGATAAACCATTCTCCAAGTTCAAAGATGAATCCACGCAGATCGAGATCATCACGGATTTGAACAGGCTGGAGGCGCTTGGTGATCCCATCGCATTCGACTACGAGACTACCGGATTGAAACCGCATGATACAACAAAACACTTCATACCGTGCATGTCGGTCAGCGACGGCGCGAAGACGTTCGCCTTTATGCTGCCTGGAGACTCTATCGGGCTGGCCAAGGTGCGGCGGATGCTCAAGTCAAAGCGGGGAAAGATCGCGTCCAACATCAAGTTCGAGGACACGTGGTCGTTCAATATTTTGGGCTATCGACCAAATAACTGGATTTGGGACACGATGCTGGCGAGTCACGTCCTCGACAACCGCCCAGGCATCTGTGGATTGAAGTTTCAGTCGTTTGTGCGGTTCGGCGTGTTGGGCTATGACGATGAGGTTTCACCGTTTCTGAAAGCCACCGACAACAAGAACGGCAACGCGGTGAACCGTATCACAGACTTGATCAAGACCGAGGCAGGGCGCAGAAAGTTGCTGATCTACTGTGGAATAGACAGCCTGCTGGAGTACCGCTTGGCGATGGCTCAGATGAAGGAGATGAGAATATGAGATCAGCCACTGTATTGGAAAAGATTCCAGCTTATGGTCGTAGAATACAAACCGAATCATTGTATCATTCGTGCTGTTCAGATCCGTATTCACATTCAGAACATTTAGAATTTGATTCTGTCATGAAGAATCTGGAGTAGATGGAGATGGTCAAAATTGAAAACAGTGTGGTTCGCAGAACAAATAAGAGCACGCCATGGCGCTGACGCGGGCGGACGCATACAGACTTTTTCACGATGGCATACTGGCGTTCTCACGTGCAGAGCAATGCGGGATACGGATCGACTTGGTGTACTGCGGGCGCAAGTACAAGCAACTGGGTCACAAGATAGAACTGCTCGAAGAGGACTTCCGACAGACAAAATTCTATCAGCACTGGCAACACGTCTACGGACTCAAGACAAACATCCACGCCAACGCTCAGTTGGCGCACCTGCTCTATGACGTGCGGAAGATCGAACCGATCAACTTCACGACATCTGGCAAGGGGTCAGTGGATGAAGAGACGCTGGTGCAACTTGACATCCCCGAACTCGCGGGTCTGATCCAGATACGACAGTTTGGAAAGCTGAAGGACACGTATCTTGAGTCGCTCATGCGTGAGCAGGTCGAGGGATATGTTCACTCGTTCTTTAACCTTCACACTGCGAAGTCATACAGGAGCTCATCAGACCGACCGAATTACCACAACTTTCCAGCTCGCGATGAAGCGGCGATGCGCATAATTCGGGACGCCATATTTCCAAGACCGGGACACCAGATAGGCCAGGCTGATTACGGTTCCATTGAAGTGCGGGGTGCTTGTTGTTATTGTCAAGATCCCAATCTAAGGAAGTACATCGAGGATCCCACGACGGACATGCACGGTGACATGGCCAAGCAGATCTTCAAGGTGAAGGACTTCAACAAGAAAACACCTGAGCACTACGTTCTGAGGCAGGCCTCCAAGAATGGTTTCGTGTTTCCGGAGTTTTACGGCGACTATTTCATCCACTGCGCCGAGAACATGGCCTGTGGCTGGTGCAAGCTTCCGAAGGGTAAGTGGAAATCCGGGCAAGGAATTTCCATGCCACAGGGCACGATATCGGATCACTTGATGAAGCAGACGATCGAGGTCGAACGCACGACCAGCAGCGGGAGGAGAATAAAGGAGGAGATCCCGATCGACTCGTACGAGGTGTTTGAGGAGCACGTGCGGCAGGTCGAAGATGACTTCTGGAACCGCCGCTTCAAGGTGTACCAGGCTTGGAAGGACAGGTGGTGGTCACAGTATCAGAAGAAGGGATATTTCGATCTATTGACTGGCTTCAGGTGCTCCGGCGTGATGCGCAAGAATGAGGTCATCAACCTGCCTGTTCAGGGGGCGGCGTTTCATTGTCTCTTGTGGGCATTCATTCGTTTGGATGCCATACAAACAGAGGAGAAGTGGCGAAGCCGTTTGGTGGGACAAATCCACGACTCGATCGTGCTCGACATACATCCGGATGAGAGAGATCACGTGCTGAAGACTGTCCGTCGCGTGATGTGCAAAGATTTGCGGAAGGCGTGGAGCTGGATCACGGTACCGCTCGACGTGGAGATCGAGCTGTGTGACGTCGACCGTCCCTGGAGTGAGAAGAAAGCATATAAAGTGGTAGCGTAGGGGGTGTGTAATGCTGGATCCAGAGATGTTGCAATTGTTGAAAGAAGTACCCGCAGTACCAGAGAAGCTGTTTCGGGATATTTATAAGAATTCGGTGATCACCGGCTCTAAGGTTCTGGGCGGTTTCATCGAGGGCACATCTGATATTGATTTGATTGTGCCTCACAAATTCATATCTGAAGATGATTTGAGTGAGTATGCCGTTGGTGCTTCTGGAGCTGCTATCGACATGGAGCCTGATTACAAGCGAAGTTTCTATATTCACACTCAAAATGGAAAGGTCTACAATATTCTCATCATGCACTCCGATGAAGAGTTCTGGATATGGGTGACCACGACTACACTTCTGAAGACCTGAGCGACAAGCTCCCATTAATTGCCAAGAGCAGGGACATCAGGATCAGAATATTCTGTAAGTTCCGAAATGAATTAAAAGTTGCATTGGCCCGAGTTAAAGAGTTTATTGAGAAACCGAGTATTGCTGATGACGATCCACCGTTCTAGTATTTGACGGAAAAGGAAGGAATCACATGGAGCGAGAGAGCAAGTTTGTTCAGCTCGTGGCCAACGATGGACTGCTCACAGCGTTGGACGAGGATGGTGATGTGTGGACGTACATTGGTAATGCTTATGGATGGCGTCCGATGAACATGACGCGGCTGTCAGACAAGACCGCCGGACGCATGATGAAGAGCAAGTACAAGTCTTCGTATCGGTCACCACGTCTCCGAGATGACGATGACGATTGATTATTGTTGAACTTTTGTTGAAAGTCAACACCGCTCTTGAGAATAATAAAGTGAACTGGAGATCATGATGTCGCTTTATCACAGATACCGCCCTCAAGTTTTTGATGACGTGGTTGGCAACCAGCAGACCGTGAACACGCTGCAAGCCGACCTGGAGAAGAAGGACCGACCGCATGCCATGCTGCTTCACGGACCGACGGGCTGCGGGAAAACCACGCTAGGCAGGATCACAGCCAGCGTGCTGGACTCCAAGGGCAGAGACTTCAACGAGATCGACATCACGGACCTCCGCGGCATCGACAATATAAGAGAGATCAGGCAGCGAAGTCAGTTCAAGCCCATGGAGAGCAAGTGCACGGTGTGGTTGCTGGACGAAGTGCACCGTGCCACACCTGATGCCCAATCAGCGCTCTTGAAGATACTCGAAGACTCTCCGGCACACGTGTACTTCATCCTGGCCACCACTGATCCGCAGAAGCTGTTGCCGACGATTCTAAGTCGCTGCAGTCAGTACGAGGTCAAGCGGTTGGATGAGAAGCAGATGTTTCGTCTGCTTAGGCGTGTGGTGAAATCAGAGGAGCGGAAGTTGGATGACTCGGTGTACGATCAGATCGTGATGGACAGCATGGGCCACCCTCGCAACGCTCTACAGATCCTGGATCAAGTGCTCGCCGTGGACGAAGCGCAGCAATTGGAAGTCGCCAAGCACTCGGCCGAGCAGCAGAACAAGACCATCGAGTTGTGCCGTGTGCTGATCGACCGGGCACACTGGAAGAAAGTGAGCTCGGTACTTGGTGGACTGAAGGACGAGGACCCCGAGAAGGTGCGCTACGCCATTCTGGGATATTGTCAAGTTGTTGTTCTCAACAGCTCCGATGAGTCGAAGAGAGATGTAGCTGCGATCATAATCGAGGAGTTCATGGCCCCGCTGTATTCATGTGGGGCTGCAGGTCTTGTTTTTCATTGCTACAGTGTCACGAAGAGGTGAATCATGAAGACGAGCGAGCCGGAGAGCGAGAAGTTGAGATACAAGGATGAAGTGAACATCGACGAGTCCGCACTGGACGTGTGCTGGCTCAAGCAGCCTGATCTGATGCAGAAGTATGGACGCAACGCGGCTCAGATGCAGCGTCTCTACGACAAGGCCGAGGAGAAGCTGGAACTTTGCGTGGCGGATCTCGACGCGATCATTCGGAAGACACCCGAGGCGTACGGGATAGATCGGATCAGCGAGGAGAGAGTCAAGCAGGCCATAAAGCTGGTCCCGGAGTGGAAGCAGGCGAACGATGCTTTGATAGAAGCTCGTTATGAGCTCAACGTAGCCAGGGCAGTGGTAAAGTCGTTCGACCACCGCCGCGATGCCTTGGAGCACCTGGTCAAGCTCCACGGACTTCTGTACTTCGCCGGGCCCAGAGTTCCGCGCGACTTGACGAAGGAGTGGCAGAAGAACAAAAGCCAAGAGAACAATGATGCCGAGGTGGCCGCAGCGGTGCGGCGTCGTCGGTCTTGATCAACTTTTCATTTGATGCAAAGGAGACAACGGATGAAACCGAAGATGAGCTTCAAGGACAGAGTGGGCGCCGATAACGAGCGCGAGAAGAGCAGGGGAAGCAGTGGACACCTCGCTATTCCACGCGACATCACTATGCTGAAGGTGGCCGGCGGTGACAAGGTGAAGTTCGACTTTTTGCCCTATGTCGTGTCGGATGAAAACCACCCTTGCCGCAACGACGAGAAGGGTGTGGCTACACCAGGGGATGTCTGGTACCGCAGACCGTACAGGATGCACCGCAACATCGGTGTCAACAACAGCGTCATCGTCTGCCCGACCAGCGTGGAGAAGAAGTGTCCCGTGTGTGAGTACCGGTCGAAGCTGCTCAAACAAGGGAAGCAGTTCGATGACGAGGAGGTGAAGGCCGTCAAGCCGAGCGAGAGAAATCTCTACGCCGTCGTGCCGATCGGTCACAAGGAGTACGAGGAGGAAGTTCATCTCTTCGACATCAGCCGCAGGTGCTTCCAGGACAAACTCAGAGAAGAGACAGACGAGAAGCCGGAGTTCAGGGCGTTCTTTGATCCGTCGGAGGATGGCTTCACGGTTGCGATCCGTTTCAGCGAAGAGCAGCTCGGCAAGAACAAGTTTGCCGATGCATCCAGGATTGACTTTGAGCCACGCAAGGAGGGCTACGACGACAAGTTCCTGGAGGGCGTGCCGGATCTCGACAAGATCTTGATCATTCACCCGTACGAGAAGATCCGCCAGATGTTCTACGGTGCCGGGAAGGAAGCTGATGAGGTGGATGATGATGATCCGCCGTTTGATGCCGATGCTGCTCCGGCTCGACGTGGCAAGACTGAATCACGCTCTCGCCGCGATGAGAAGGAAGAGGAAGAGGACGACAAGCCCGCTCGTCGTGTCAAGAAAGAAGAGGACGAGGACGAGCCGCCCAAGAAGACCAAAAAGCCTGCCGATGATGACGAGGATGAACCACCGGTGAAATCCAAGCGGGCCACAAAGAATGATGACGAGGATGAGCCCCCTGCCAAATCAAAAAAGCTCTCTGACGACGAGGACGAGCCGCCCAAGAAGTCTTCGCGAAAGGACGATGACGCTTGCGTCGCATGCGACGGAAGTGGCGAGAACAGCAAAGGTCGCGTTTGTGCGCCTTGCCACGGTACCGGCAAGAAGGCCGAGAAGGAAGAGGACGAGGACGACAAGCCCACCGAGAAGTCTGGCAAAGAGTCCACGCGCAAGAGCAAGGACGAGTGTCCGAGTGGACACAAGTTCGGCGTCGACACCGACAAGAAGGATGAGTGTGACGCATGCAAGGTCTGGGAAGCATGCTATGACGTCAAGAAGGCCGCCAGAAAAGCTGGAAAGTGAGGGTTTGTAAATGAGCACGGGCATGTTTGAGCGGGAGAACGTGTTGGTTGGGGGGTACGTCTCCCGCTCGGCATCCGAATTATTCAGTCTCGCGGTGCTGAGCGAGGACACGACGCGGTCGAAGACAATCCGCAGATTAGTCGATGAGTACGTGACACACCGTCAATCTGCCGATGAGCTCGTAAACTACGTGGCTGGCGCGCGCGTCGAGCACTGGTGGAAGGTCATTCAGTTCGGCAGGAACCGGCTCACGTTTGCTCACTACCTCAAGGACACTGCGGTGTGGCTACACAACAGAGCGATTGGTCCCGCGTACGCTGGTAAGATCATCAACAGGATGAAAAAAATATATGCCAAGAAGACAGTTCAAGTCTGAAGACAAGTTGAGCACGCAGCTGCGCGAGCACACCCGTGAGGAAGTCAAGCCGGAGCGTGTCTATGATGGCAGTGATGACATGGTGATCAGTACTGGTAGCACGCTGCTTGACCTAGCAATAAGCGGTGGTAGATTTTCACGTGGGGGGCTGCCGGGTGGCATCCTGGTGGAGATCTTCGGTCCGCCTTCGTCTGGCAAGACGGTGATGCTCTGCGAGATAGCTGGAAACGTACAGAGACAGGGCGGCAGCGTGCTGTTTTTCGACCCTGAGGCGAGGCTCAACAAAGAGTTCGGACAGGTGATGGGTCTGAATACGTCCAAGATGGAGTACGAGAAACCAGACACGATACCGTCCGTGTTTCGTCCCATACGAAAGTGGGAGCCCAAGTCCTCGAACAAGAAAATCGTTCACGGCGTCTTTGCTGACTCACTCGCTGCACTCTCTACTGAGATGGAGATGGAGGACGAGGATAAGATGGGAATGCGCCGCGCCAAGGAATTCAGTCAGGAGCTGCGCAAGACGTGTCGCATCTTGACGGACAAGAATTTCCTGATGGTGGCCTCGAATCAGGTCAGACAAAACATGGATGCTGGTCCATACGGGTTGAAGTACAAGAGCCCGGGTGGCGAAGCCATCTCCTTCTATTCGAGTTTGCGGCTTCGCTGCATGAACCCTGAGAAGCTGCGGCGCAAGAAAAAGATCCGAGGCACCGAGTTCACTCGAACATACGGAGTCGAAGTTACGGTGGAGGTCTTCAAGAGCAGCGTGTGGGCACCATACCACACTGCACCGGTCGTCATAATATTTGACTACGGCGTCGACGACATCCGCGCCAATCTACAGTATGTAAAGACGGTCACGCAGAGCAGCACCTACGTGGTGGGCAATGACAAACTCAGTCTAGCATTAGACGACGCGATCGAAGAGGTCGAGAGCGGCCTGGTCAAGAAACTCCGCGATGAGGTGATCGAGTTGTGGCACGAGGTCGAGGAAAAGTTTATGGTGAAACGACAAATCAAGGAGCGAGATTGAACGAGATTGCCCGCCGTGCAGTGGAGGTACACCACTGACGTAGATTTATTCCGTGGGGGTCTAAGGACATTCACGGTACACTGGCCACGGCCACGGCGGGCAAAAAAATTTATAGGGGGCAAAGGATCATGGGGGGGAACGTGCAGGGCGCGATACCAAAACAAGCCTCGTTGTCCATTCCAGTCACGATATTCCAATGCGGCAAAGCCCCCTTCCACTTTCGAGAGGCAGTGCGATGAGGCAAACTACCGTGTGACTGATCCGCCGCAAGCTATACACAGTTCAACTTTTCAGTCTGGCTGGGCAAGTCGGACTTTGTACCAACAAAGACAGTTTCGTGATTGACTTCTTTCGAGCATTTCCGACGAAGCGTGCGGCGCAGAGATACATCGATGAGAATTATGGCCCGAGTAAAGATCTTTTCACACCCATTCCATTCGTACCGAGGGAATCATGAGAAGGCAAAAGTCATCAGCAACGGAAACCACGATCGTGGGGATCGACCTGTCCCTGAACGGTACAGGCATCTGCAGTGATGCTCTTCAGTCCGAAGGATCTGAAGGTGGTAAGTGTTTGTTCACTATAACAGCGGGATTCCTATTTCGTGAGATCACGTTCAAGAGTGTCACACCGCGGCACGAGAAGTGGGCGAAGATACGTGGTGTCATTCGTCAGGCCACGTCCGCTCCAGACACAGTGGTGATCATCGAAGGATACGCATTTGGTGGACAGGGCAACAACGTGATCTGCGGGGCAGAGATCGGCGGCATCGTCCGCATGGACTTGTTTACACGTGATGTGCCGTTCGTGGAGGTGCCTCCGTCCACGCTGAAGAAGTTCGTGTCAGGAAAAGGAAACATCAAGAAAAACCTGATGCTGAAAGAAGTCTACCGAGTGTGGAACATGAATCTCGACAGTGACAATCTGGCCGATGCCTTCGGACTAATGAAGATCGGTCAGGTGCTTCTCAAGAGAGAGACGGCTACCAAGGCTCAGCGTGAGTCACTCAAGAAGGTGGAATGGGAATCTGTCGTGAAAAACATGAGGTAGTCGTGAGACACCGATATCCATTGCCGTTCTTGGCATCCAGCAAATCAAAGCCTGCACCAGACACAGACTTCATCGTCGCCTATGCAGCCGCGTTCAAGGACTCTCAAGCACGCAAGTACGGCAAGGGTCACGGCGGGAAGGGCAGGATTCCGTGTCCGATTTGCAGAACAGTTGGCAGAGACGGTGTGTTGGTGTATCTCGTGTCATCCTACAGCGGGCACTTGCGTGGACAGTGCACCGAAGATGGTTGCGTGAATTGGGAGGAGTAGGTAAATGGACATCATAGTGGCACGTGAACGCTTCAAGCAGTGCAGACTCCAGTTCAGAGACATATTTGGTCGGGAGTTGAGTGACTTTTGGGATGTCCGAACACCACTCGGGCTGTCTCTCGGATTCGACATCACAAAGTTTGACAACGAGGTAATTAAGTCCGGCAAGAAAGCAATGAGCGCTGTAGTCCTAAAATGGTGGGGTCATGCAGGACACGAGCTGGTGAAGAAACTCATCGGGCTATAATTAATGCAGATGGATTGTGCTCACTTCATCGTGTACGAAGTTAAGAGAAAAGAGAAGACAAAGTGATTTATAAACTCACGCTTCGTAACTTTCAATCGCACGAAGACACCACGCTGGAGTTCAGCCGCGGCATCAACGTCATCGTGGGTTCCTCCGACGTGGGGAAGACAGCCATCCTCCGCGCGCTGCGGTGGCTCACATGGAATCGCCCTCAGGGACACGCGTTCGTGAGCACGTGGGGCGGTCCGACGGCTGTGGTGATAGAGACTGCAGAGGGTGACAAAGTTGAGCGCGTCAAGGATGAGTCGGACCGATACATCGTGGGCAAGACACCGCTGGCTGCAATAAGAACCGACGTGCCGGAGGAGGTGTTCAAGACCCTGAACATGTCCGAGCTCAATTTTCAATCTCAGTTTGACCAGCCATTCCTGTTGACCGACAGCTCCGGTGCCGTGGCACAGCACTTCAACTCCATCGCGCACCTCGACGCCATAGATTTGGGGTTGAAAAACATTCAGCAGCAGATACGTCAGTTGGATGCATCCATCGTGTCTGGATCTGCGCGTGCGGTTGATCTGGAGAAGCAGCTCAGCGGCTACGACTATCTAAAGGACATGGAGACTGACGTCACGCTTGTCGAGGGCATGGAGAAGCAGCGTGTCGCTTTGATGGTGAGTTGGTCACGTCTGGACACTGCTCTGTATGAATTGAAAGCAGTTGATGCAGAGATCGCCGATCAGCAAGTATTGCTCGATCTTTCTGATTCCGTGGATCTCACCTTCGACTTGATGAAGCAGCGTGATGAAGTAAAAGCGAAGTGTGCATCCTTGAACAACACCCTGAACGCGCTGGAAGAAACAGAGACGGTAATTGACAGCCAGCAAAAGTTGGTCGATCTCTCTGATTCTGTGAGCAGCACGCTTGACTCCATAAAGCAACACAAGGAAACTGAAACAAGGTGGGCCGCTCTGTGCGATTCGGTACTGAGGATCAATCGACTGGATGAGCAAGTTGAAGATCTGAACAAGTTGGTGGACTTGGAATTCGATGTAGGCTCGCTTCTACAGCTCGTTGAGTCAGGCAGGAATAGTAACACACGGCTCGGCGCTCTGAAAACACTCCTGGACGAGGTAGACGATAACAACAGGCAGTCGAAAGCGACCTTGGAAATGCAAAACAGGTTTGAGAAGATATTCCACGACAACATGGCTGTTTGTCCGCTGTGTGGGAAGTCACAATGAGAAGAAACAACAGCATGCTCAGAAAAGCCGACGCGATTCTCACTGATGACTGGCATTTGCGGGATGACCGCCCGGTGTGTCGCACGGACGACTTTGATAAAGCACAGTGGGAAAAGGTGTCGTTCGTGGCGCAGCTCCAGATCAAGCACGACTGCCCTGTGATCCACGCCGGCGATCTGTTCGATCACTGGAAGCCGTCTCCGTATCTCCTCAGCAAGGCGATTCAGTATTTGCCGGCCAGATTTTATACCGTAGCTGGACAGCACGACATGCCACAGCACAGTTTGGAGCTGATGGACAAGAGCGGCATCAACGTGCTTGCTGTGGGAAAGCATATTGAGTTGTTGTCAGGTGGGCACTTTGGCATGGAGCCGTACGTTTGTCCTTACCTGGAGCGTGGTGGTCGTCAGATCATGGTGTGGCACACGCTGACGTGGTCGGGTACTCGCCCTTGGCCCGGGTGCGAAGATTTGTCAGCTTTGGAGTTGTTGAAGATGTACCCCAAAGCTGATCTGATCGTGACCGGTGACAATCATCAGACGTTCGTGGAGGAGTACAAGGGACGGTTGCTGGTGAACGCCGGAAGTCTCATGCGCACAACCACCGATCAGATCGGGCACCACCCGTGTGTGTTTCTGTGGCACGCGGATATGAACACTGCCGAGCCGGTGTACTTGCCGATCATGGACGACGTGATCAGCAGAGAACACTTGGAGAGGAAAGAGGAGCGCGACCACCGCATCGACGCATTCGTGTCCAAGTTGGTGGAGGATCACGACGCTGGATTGTCGTTCGAGGACAACCTGCGTGAGTGGGCGAAGAAGAACAGGGTCAGGCAAGGCGTGATGGACATCGTGTGGAAGGCGATAGACAAGGAGTCTGTATGACAGAGAGGGAGTTGCTGGACATAAAGGCAAACATCGAGAAAGCCAAGGCGAAGGTGTCGGAGCTGAACGGAAAGCGGCAGTACATGATGGACGCACTCCGCACCGAGTACGACTGCAAGACCGTCGCTCAAGCTCAGGACAAAGCGGAAGAGCTGGCCAAGGACGCGGCCGGGACTCAAAAGAAGATCGACAAGAAGATGGCCGACATAGAGGAGCGCTACAATGCCGTGTACTGTAGAGACGTTGCGCAATCATCTGGAGCAGCAAAAGGGGCGCGCCCGTCAGATCGAAGATGACCTTGCTCGCACCAAACGAGACATAGAAGCAAACAAGAAAAGCCTCCACAAGCACGAAGAGGCTCGCGAAGTCATACGCACCGTGGGTTTGGCGACGCAGCAACAACTCACTTTCCACATCTCTGACATCACCACGCTGGCTTTGGAGGCGATATACCGGGAACCGTACAAACTGTCTGTTGAGTTCGTGCAGAGACGCAACAAGACGGAGTGCGACCTGACGTTTGAGCGCGATGGAAACAAGATCGACCCCATGTCGGCGTCTGGTGGTGGTGCAGTCAACATTGCCTCGTTTGCTCTCCGCATAGCATCGTGGTCGATGCAGCGTCCGAGATCCAGGAGTGTGATAATCTTGGACGAGCCTTTTGTCAATCTATCAGCCGACTTGGTGCCTAAGGCTTCTGAGATGCTGCGACAGATCAGCAAGAAACTCGAGCTTCAGTTGATAATCGTCACGCATTCAGATTATCTGATGGACGAGGCAGACAAGGTGTTTCGAGTCACCAAGCGCAAGGGTGTGAGTCAGGTGACGTGTTGATAGAGGAGAAGATATAAATGGTGGAGCAGTTGTTGGAGATAAAGAAGTGCCTCTTGGCTGACAAACTGCTGGTTGGAGAGATGAGAACGGCGGTTGAGAGTCTCGGCAAGAATCCCAAGCGTCCACTTGGCAAGGTGAATTCATGGTGGTGGTGGCTTGAGCCCGTTCACGGGTGCAATCTCGCGTGTGTCTTCTGTGGTATGCGGCTTTTCAAGAGGAATGATTGGCGCTTCGTGTCGATGGAGACGTGGCGTGTCACCATGAACATCATCGCCGAGCTGTCTCCGTATGGAAAAATAGGAATCGTCGGTGCCGGAGAGTCCACGCTGCATCCAGATTTCTACGAACTCGCCCGCGTGGTGGCAGCCGCTTGGTGCAGCGCCGTCTGTTGTGACTTGTAGACAGCAAGTGCGATATTTTTATAGGGGGGGAAATCTATGTTGCCTGAAAATAATGCATACGCCATTGTTGCCATGCGGACGATTCAAGACAATCCAAAGTGTGTGGCCAGAGTCATCATCCACAATGATGGTTGGGTTCAGATCGAAAAGATGACTCGCAAAAGTGTCATCGAGGAGTGGAAGTCAAAAGCGATCCGTCTCAGTCCGATGGATGTTCAAAGAATGATTGGACTGTTCGCCGATCCCAGCAAGTTCATGCCTGAATACGATGCTTCGCAGCCAGAACTTGATCCGCCATCCTGCGCTGGCTGCGGAGGAGAGATGTGCAAGAATGAAGAGGGCGGAGCTTGGACTTGTTTGAATTGTGGAAAAGGTTCAGGAGAGTGATAATAAAATGGCAGACAGAATCGGTGGGCACGTTGAAATAGGGACCAACGGAAAGGGTGAAGTTGTTTTCAATCATCCAGCCATGTTGGTTGACGAGAGTGGAGATGGACACATTATCTTCTCGCCGAATCAGGCCAGGGAGTTGGCTGCAAGTTTGCGCCGCAAGGCGGACGATGCCGAGGCTGAATTCATCGTAATTCACAATGGTAAGCTCAAAAGTGAATAGTTGAATTATTAAAAGCGCTTTACTTGTAGTCGACCGAGGGTTTATAGTTATTACCGACTTTTTGCACTTGTTCGAGACTGTGTCGCACAAGGCTGGTGAAAGCATGAGATACTGATGAGATCACGTCGAACAACACGACTTCCTTTTGATGAACAAAAGCATCGACAGCTTTTTGTCTGAAGTACAGGACGATCACGAGGAAGAGAGAAAACCTTTTCAAACTCTCAAAAATCGAAGGTGCTCAGCTTTTGCTATGATCGAGATCAAATCAGAAACCAAACTGCTTTGGGGTCACCCATTGAAAATATGGGACACGGGGCGCGAGATCAGGGTGCCACAGTTCGTGTTCCCGGTTCTCAATCACGCCGGATGCCTCATGGACAACAAAGCCACGTTGCTTCCCATCATCCTCTTGATATTCGATGACTACGAGCAACACGCGTTGCTGATAGACAAAGAGGGTCGCAACATAATGCTAGTGTTGGGGCCGGATCTCTCTGGCCCGGCCGAGTGCAAGTGCACCTGCAAGACGTGTCGAGAGCAGCATCAACCAGACGACGACACACCACTTCCGCAGCAAGGAACCCGCAACAGAAACGTAGATCCCCGACTCAGTGACAAGCTGGTCAGAGAGTTGACCGCCAAGAGGAAATACAGGTGAGAAAAAAGTACCCGTTCGATCTCGAGCCGAAGACCGCCGTGGCCACGGTGCCCAAGAACGGCAACGGGCACAATGGAAATGGAAAGGACAGTGGCAAGAACGGTGGTCCCCTCGATCTGAACGAAGCCTTCGCACTGAACGCCGAACGACAACGCCGCATCAACGAGGTCTTGATCAAAGCGATGGAGGCCGAGGGCAACACCTCTCCGAAGGTCGAGTTTCCCTGGCTCGGCAAGATCAAGCACCCGGGCAAGCGTGCCTTCCTGGCCATCTACGGACGCACGGGCAACATGACGTTCGCGTGCAAGATGTCCGGTGTGACCCGCAACACGGCGCGTGGCTGGGCCATCAATGATCTCGAGTTCAAGGCCATCTTCGAGAACGATGCCAAAGAGGCAGCGTGCGACTATCTTGAAAAAGAGGCGTGGCGGAGGGCGACCGAAGGCACGATGAAGCCCCAGTATCATCAAGGCAAGGTGTGCGGCTTCACGCGGGAGTTCTCGGACACGCTGCTCATATTCCTGCTGAAGGGCAACAGACCGGAGAAGTTCAGAGAGAACGTCTTTCTGCCTGGAGCAGGCGGGCCGGTCGAGATCAACATCGTCTACAAGGACACGGGAGGTGGGAATTGACGCCGAGGTGCTCGATGTGCCGCAGGCCTGGGCACTTCAGGGTGGCGGAGATGCGCGGCTTCAGGCGGGACCAGCCGGCCAGATACTGTCGTGAGTGCCTCAAGATCGTCGAGGAGTCCAAAGAGACCTACCACGAGGGTCTGGCCGAGCCACCGCACAACCACACCACGCTGTCCGTCGTGTGCGTGGTGGGAGGGTCGATAAGGAGGGGGTTCGCGTAGGATCATGAGCAGAGATCGCATGACGGACCTGACCGAGGAGGGGATCTGCGGGGTGTGGTCCGAGCCCACCGCAGACTCGATCATGGAGACGAGGAGGATGGGCGACGCGCTGCTCGGCAAAATTGACCGCACCAACAGGACCGTGATCAACATCATCTTACCCAGCGGGCGCGGTGCAGGCAAGACAGCAGCAATGAAAAAGGCCTTGGGAGTGATCGACATCGACAAACAGGATTATCAAATACGCGACGCACCGAAGGGCCTGTCAGAATGAACAACTGGAATCCAACGTCCTGGCCAGCCATAGTCAAAGGCGACGTCGAGGGGCACGAGTTCCGCGGGAATCAGTACACCGCGGGAGTGGAGAGTGCAAGAAGCACGGTTGTTGCGCACGGAAAAGAGACAGGCAACGAGCGCGTGATCGTGCTGGATCAGCATGGTGGCGTGGTGGGTGATCAAAAAGGCCACTTCTTTGGAGCCACCGTCTCGCAAGAAGTGGAAGCAAAGATGAAGGATCCCACAAATCAATTGTCCGTGGTCCACAACCACCCGGCGGGCCGATCACTCTCTGGTGGCGACGTGCGGTATCTGGCGGAGCACCCCGGGGTCAAGTCCATCGAGGCGGTGTCTCATCACGGGGCCTCGTTTCTGGCGGAGAGGGGCGGGAAGTTCAACGCCAAGCAGATGGGAGAGCAATACGACCGCGCGTACAAGAACGCAAGGGAGTCGCTGCTGAGGGACAGAGACGACGGGAAGGTCCTTCAGGATGATCTGGAGCACATGGTGGATCACGCCACGGTGGAATCTTTGGGGCGCTCCGGCAAGTTGCTGTACTCGGCCAATCTTTCAGGTCCGATGAAAGATTCGGTGGACAAGCATCCAGCCGAGTTCGAGAAGGCAGTGAGGGCGGCGGTCAAGAGCGCGTATTTCAAGAAGAGTGAGGGAAACGATCATCGTAGACGAAGCAACAAAGATCACCAGAGAGGAGTGAGACAAGATGGTGGAGTGGGGCTTGGTGCCGCTCCTACAACCACCAATGCCTCCTCAATCATTGGGCAGGGCCATCGGTCACGTTGACATCATTCGCGCCATACGTATGACCAGCCGATCAGAGACACCAAAAGAGACACTCAAGTCAGACAGAGGTATTTCACCCGACACCAGCCACACATCCACACAGCAGAAGCCGTCATCTATCCATACACCGTAGTCATATACTCAACCAAGCAGAGCACTCATAAAGAGGGAGAGCAGAACAAGGTGCGCAGAGGCTACAACACGCAGCAAGAGCGCAAGTACAAGGTGGAGCTCAGTGATTGCGCGCTGAACCCGCAACAGAAGCTCTTCATAGACTGCACGGCCAAGCGAACGGTGGTCAGGGCAGGCAGACGGGGCGGCAAGACGAGAGGTGTGTCGGAGAAAGCCGTGAAGCGCTTCCTGCAGCCGAAGTTCAACAGAGTTCTGTACGCGGCGCCCACTCAAGAGCAAGTCGAGGCCTTCTGGTTCAGGGTCACGTCGATACTGCTGCCACTGATAGACGCGGGCGTGTTCAAGAAGAACGAATCCGAGCACACGATAGAGCGCCCTGGAACACTGCAGCGCATCAGGGCGAAGACTGCGTGGAACGCGGACACGTTGAGGGGCGATTTCGCGGACTTGCTCATACTGGACGAGTGGCAGTTGATGTGCGAGGACGCGTGGGAGTTGGTGGGCGCTCCGATGCTCCTGGACACGAACGGTGATGCAGTCTTCATCTACACTCCACCCAGTCTGTGGACGAGACGAAAGTTCACGAGCAAGGCGAGAGACCCACAACACGCTGCCAAGATGTTTGCTGCTGCGAAACAAGAAGAGCTCAGAGCGTCGACCGAAGGGCGAGAAAGCAGATGGAGGGCGTTTCACTGGAAGTCGAGCGAAAATGGCTACATCAGTGCGGAAGCACTCAAAGAGATATCCAAAGACATGACGTCGATAGCAAAGCGCATGGAGCTCGACGCCGAAGACGTGACCGAGGCACCGGGAGCGCTCTGGACACGCGACATAATAGAAAGATACAGATTGCCCGTCGCACCGCCTGAGTTCGACCGCGTGGCGGTGGCCATAGACCCTTCCACCACGTCGGGTGGAAACGAGGCCGGCATCATGTGCGGTGGCAAGACGGCCGATCACGGGTACTTGGTGGAGGACGCGTCCATGCAGGGCAGTCCGCTTGATTGGGCCACCAAGGCCGTGCACGTCTTCAAACGACACAAGGCGGACTTCATCGTGGCGGAGAGCAATCAAGGCGGCGAGATGGTCGAGACCACGATACACATAGTCGACGGCAACGTGCCAGTCACGCTGGTGCATGCCAGCAGGGGCAAACAAGTCAGGGCAGATCCGGTCAGTGCACTCTATGAGAACGGCAAGATGCACCACGTGGGCTCGTTCCCCGAACTGGAGGACGAGCAGTGTCTGTGGGTGCCAGGGCAGCCATCTCCGAACAGAATGGATGCACTCGTGTACTTGGCGACGCACCTGCTCATAGAGAACGCGTGCTCGGGCTTTCTGGACTACTACAGTCAGAGAGCTGAGCGCATGGGCAAAGAGCAGGCAAGGGAGCAAATCAGTGCCTAAAACGAAGAACACGTGTATTCAGGGGGCTGTCATACACCCAACAACTCTTGGAGGCTCGCCTGGGTGCGGTTGTTGGGAGATAGTCCGTGGGTTTATACGTCTCGCCCGCGTTGCAGTCAGCCACGGACTGTATACAGTGTGTGACCACAGTCCGTTCTGTCGCACACACACCTCCACCAGGCAGAGTCTGGTGACCTGTGACGCGACACCTCACCCCCCTGCTGCCTATAACCAGCCACCGATTCGGTATAGCAGTCCTTGGGTCCGAAGGTTTGGTGGTGTCAAATGAACCCTCGTTCTGTCATACATATGGCGCGGTGCAGGGAAGCACGTGTCTCGACTCTGCAGCATGATGTTCGAGGGCGACAAACGGACTTTGGTTCTGTCACACGTGATGAAGTTGATGAAATGCATCGGAGTGAGTCTGCTTTGCGTCTTTGATGCTGCTGTATACACCTTTGCACATCTTGTTGTTGCTTTGTTCTTTGTTGTTGAGTCGTTCTCTGTGGTTTGCACTTTGACCTTCCATGATTTGCTCTCCGGTGAGCGGCCGTGACGGTGAAACGGTGAAATAGATCATATGAGGAGCTGATATGAAGAACATGAAGTTAGGAAGACATGGGTTTATCGGAACAGTAGCAGGTATCGCGGTCGGGGGTAAAGATTGGCTTGAAGGCCGCGACCACCATCTCTCCGGTGAGTACGCAGGTTGACCCGCCCATCGACGAGGACGGACTTTCGTTCAGCCCGAGCATGAGCCCATCGGATTCGTTTTCGTTCGGGCCGGATGGTGAGGATTGAAGTGAAATTGATTTCTTTACTTACGCTGGAAAAGGAGAAACTGAGATGATGACATTCAGAAGTTCACGAATCATTTACTACGGGCCCCATGCCTGTGAGCGGTGTGGGCGAATGATCTGCAAGATGGCCTTGGAGAACGGTGGAAACGCATTCGATTATCCCGATGGTCCGATTTATCCGAATACCGAGTGGCACCCTCACGTCTGCGATCCTGACACGCCCAAGACAGAGAACAGCGCGCGGGCCACACTGCGCACGGATCCACCCACTGGCAGCGTGAAGATCCCTGAAGTAGATACGAACACACCCATCGACAAGGCGGTCTTCGGTGATGCTCAGTGTCAAATCACACTGACATTGACCAAGCAGGGGCCTTCTCAAATGATGATTGAGACTTTCTTCGAGCCTGACAATCCATATCACATGTGGCCGGCAGATCACTATGAACGGATGCAGGGTGCCCTCAAAGGACTCTTGCAGCAGATGGAGGATGGAACAGTATGACCCGCCTCGGAAGATCGATCGAAGACAAGAACCTGTTGTTGAAGGAGCTTCACGAAATCGAAAAAGCAGAGAAGTCTGTTGATCAGATGTCGCCGGAGCAGCTCTTCAAGGCAATGCTCCCTATCTCTGGCACGCCCCGCAAATCCAAGCCAGGAGACAGGATAGAATTCCCGACCGGCCGGACCTACAAGGTCGGTCCCCGTGGCAACCTGATACGCTTGCAGGAGGAAGAATCGTGAAACCCACCATCGGCAGGATCGTGCATTTCAAAGGAGAGAGCGGTGTTTGTCTGGCTGCGGTAGTGACCGCCATCCACGACAATCAAGAAGAGATCGAGCTGGTCGAATTTTTTCCTTATCATCATGGCAGTATACACAGTCATCACAGCCAGTCAGGCGTTCGCTTTGGAGACGCGGTCGGGACCTGGCACTGGCCCGAGCGGGAACCTGCGGATGTCGTCGCCGTCGATTGCAGTGCTCAACCGACGGCGGTGGAAGATTCTTCTGCTGGATGTGCACACCGTCGGATCACGATCGAGTTGAACGAGTTGCCTGACGGCGGCGTGCACACGACCAGGATCGTGGAGCCAGGAACGCCGTTCAAGGATTGGGACGCCCACCACGTGAAGTGCCTGCTGCAGGAGTTGATCAACCTGACGCGGGACATGACGGAGCATCGACGTGACTGATTCCCAACGCGAGCATTGCATCGAGGAGGGGATGCGGGAGGTCGCCATCGTCTCCCGCATGTACGTTCGCGGCAAGTCTCACGTTGAACTCGACGACATCCGGCAAGACGGGATGGTGGGGATGTTGCAAGCTTTGGTGAAGTTTGATCCGCGGCGAGGGACCAAGTTCGCGTCCTTCGCCAACCGTCGCGTATCGGGATCCATCCTGGATGGTGCTCGAAGGACAGACGTGCTCGAACGCAATCATCGAAAGCGAGTCAGGGCTGGGATTGATCGATCCCCGTCGTTCATCCATCTCGACGATTCGGACCACACCGTTGATCTCCCGGTCGCCTCGTCGGCTCACCAGATCGAACTGCAAATAGATCTGCGCGCTGCCGTCGCTCGTTTGCCTCGGCTTCTGCGCAGGGTCGTCACGATGTATTATTTCGACGACATGCCCATGCACGAGATCGCCCGTGTTTTGGGGGTGTGCAACAGCTGGGTGAGTCAACTGCTCTTGGAAGCACGACTTCGGCTGAAGGAAATCCTGGAGGCAAGGCAAACAAGATGAAAGATCTCACTGAATTGAGAAAGGAGTCGTCATGGTGACCGAACTGAAGAAGCAGGAAGAGGAGCCCGAGGGCAAAGTCGACGTCGAGGAGGGATCTGCCGAGGAGAAGCTGGTCTTCCACCGCCAGCGAGCGGACAGGTATCTGGCGCTGGGCTCGACCCGCCTGGCCAAACACCATACCGAGATGGCTCAGAAGTTTGAGGGCGAGATTGCGGCCAGGCAGGATTTGACGAAGGGCGGCCCTGGGTCTGGAAACTTCGGGCATGAGGGGCGGCCAGGCGAGCAGGGTGGGTCCGGAAGCGGGTCCGGCGGTGGAGGAGCGGGAGAATGGTCACATCTATTTCCGATTCGAGAGCATGAACTTCACCCTGATCACCACGATAAAGGGCATGAAGACAACCGCATGGTGAAGGTGGGAGGTGAGAAAGCTGGATATGCCCGTTTCAAGGAGGACAAGAATAAAGGAACGAAGGGCTGGGTTGCCCACGGTCCAAATGGCAACCCTATCACTGGTGTCAAATATCCGGACAGGGAAGGTGCCGTTCGGGAAGTTATCAATCGTCGTATTGAAAATAAAAATAAGTCCGAATCCTCCGACCTCCACGAGCACGACCAGATGTTTGCCGGCCACCAGCCCCTGCCCGAAGCCTCGGCCCAGTGCGGCGCGACCCACGGGGACTTTCCCGCTGCTGTTCCCCTGGCGCAGACGTTTCACGATCTCGCCCCGGCCGTCCAGGCTTCCGATCACTCCTCGATGTTTACCGGCATCAGACTCGCTCCCGAGACGAACGTCTTCAAGGGGCTGATCATGAAGGGCGGGCCAGGCTCGGGAAACTTCGGACATGAAGGCAGGCCAGGCGAACAGGGCGGATCGGGAGGAGGAGAAGGCAGTTCTGGTGATGGAGATAAAAAGGAAGGTGATACTGCACGCGGTCCAGCTTTGACTGAGGCGGGCTACAAGCAGCGCAGTGTTCCTGCTCGCCCGGATATGGCTTATTATGACAAGCCGGGGCAAATGGAATATCGTGGTAAGACCGTTAGTGGGATGCATCAAATTTCAGTTGATAAAGAGACAGGCAATTGGAATCATGACTTTAAGATAAAAACATCCAATCCAGACTCAACTGCCGTTGGCAGCAGTACTTCATATCTTCGAACGGTTTCGGTATCGAGTGGAAAAGGGGGTGACAAGAGTCTTCAATGGTATCTATCCACAAAGAAATCTGAATCCTCCGACCTCTACAAGGATGACTTCTACCTCCCTCCTGGTGTTGACGTAATTCCTGCTACTGCGGATTTAGCGTCACTGATCCCCGAAGGTAAAGCTGAGACGGATATGTCCGAAGCCGCCCTCTCCACGCAGGGCAACTCGGGCAAGACGGGTGAGGTCATCGTGACTACACAGGAGTTGACGGACAAGAACATCCTCGACACCGCTCCCGCGGAAGAAGTCTTCACTTCACCTGAAAAGCCCCGCCTGTTCAAGACCAAGAACGACGGCGTGATTCAGACCTACCGGATTCCGACGGGCTTCGTCGTCGAGTACAAGGACAAGCTCGGCGCCAGGTTGGAGCACCACGAGTTCTCCACCGATCGCTCGGCGCGGGACACAGCGATCTATCTGGTGGCAAAGAAATAACGAAATGAAACTCTTCGGACTTTGGATAACGACCGACGCGCTGCAGCGCAGGCTGATCCGCGCCGTCAGGCATGAAGTCGAGATACGGACCATCAAGACTTGCGCTGATCACGTCCGGCAGATCTATGAAGACAATCACCTTGCTGGCCACCACAACATCGACAAGCGGATGGCCTTGCAGGTCGCCGAGGCATCGCTGAAACAGCTGTACAAAGACACGCAGGATCAATTCACACCACCACGGGAACCTGTAATTCAAGAATGATCATGGAATCTGAAAAAGTACCCGTAGTCCAACAGCATGATTGGGCTTGGGCGATCACTGATGAGCAGAAGCGCCCGGATGGTATGTTGCGCATCCGGTGTCAGACGGATGGATTGATCTTGGTGATACCGGTCGAGGAGATAAAACGCATGGAGCGGATTTATAAATCGCTTTGGATGAGAAGGAACTGACCCGATGGCTGCCAGCATCAACACCAATCTGGTTCGTAGAACGGACATGTCGGAGATCGCCAAGAATCCAGGAGCATATCTGACCGCCCGCAGTCAGTCCTTGGCGGGTCAGGCCGCGCAAGCCCTCGGTGGTTTCTCGACGGGCTTCATGCCTCCGGGTGAGCCGTTGGCGCCTTACGAGCGGGACATGGCGAACACCCGCAAGTGGGATTATCCATCGTCGTACAACATCCAGTTCATGCCACGGGCCGGACTGACGGGCTTCGACGTTCTTCAGGCGATGGCTGCTTGGGATCCGGTCAGGTATTGCATCGAGGCGAAGAAGAACAAGATCAGAGGACGTGAATGGGCCATCGTGCCGATCGAGGCAGAACGCGACAAGATCGACAAGTATCAGGACAAGATGGAGGCGTTGACTAAATATTGGATGAAGCCGAACGGCAGGGATTCGTTCGCTATCTGGATCGCGGCGTTTCTTGAAGACTCGTATCTATACGACGCGGCGACGATCGCCCGCTGGCCGACCCGGGATGGCAAAGGTGTTGCCGCGCACGAGGTCTTGTCGGGGAGGACGATCAAACCGCTGATCGACGTCACTGGTCGCCCGCCCGCTCCACCCTACCCGGCGTTTCAGCAGATCATAAAAGGTGTTGTCTATGAGGGCTTCACCCAGGATCAGATTTTGTACTGCGTTCGGAATCCGTCGAACGACAGTCCATACGGCATGTCTGAAGTCGAGTGGCTGCTGCTGAACATAAACATAGCTCTTCGTCGGGACATCTATGATTTGAACTACTTCACACAGGGAAATGTACCGGCTGGTTTCGCCACGTTGCCGAAGGAATGGTCGATGACGCAGATCATGGAATTCACGGACAAGTTCAATGCTTCGATCGTGGGTGATCCGAATCTTCGCAACCGCCTTCACTTCATGCCCGACGGGTTCAAGCTGGAGCGAATGATCGAGCGTGACATGTCGATCAAGGTCACGAAGATATCCGAGTTCATCGTCCGTAGGTGTTGTGCCATCTTTCACACCAGCCCCACTCCGTACGTGTCACAGATGAACCGGTCCACGGCGGAGACAGCCGACACGGCGGAAGACGAAGCCACAGAACCACTCTGGAACTTCATCGAGGATATCATAACGAACGAAATTCAGACCGTTCAGGGCATGCCACAGCTTAGGTTTATATTCACTGAAGAGCGGACGACGGACGAGAAGGCACAGGCCGAGAAGGATGTCATGCTCGTCAAGAGCGGCATCATTTCCATCGATGAGGCCCGGATGAACGCCGGCAAGAAGCCCATCGGGATCCCGAATGGTATCATGTCGCCGACTGGCTTCATACCGATCGAGGGCGAGGCGAAGGATTATCAACAGCAGTACAAGAGTTATTTCGAGAAGCACCCGAATCAGGATACTCAGACCGAGACCACCGCAGCAGCCACCGCATCAATGCAAAATCCAACCTTGCCCGAAACGCCGCTTAGTACTAAACCGGTCGTGCCACCCGCAATAGGTGTCAAGGCCGCGCCGCAATTAAAACCTGTCGTTAAGCCAGTGGCCGGCGGTAAGGCAGGCCCCCCGGCCACGAAGCCCGAGTCCAAGGCTTTGGCTGCAAAGACAAAAGTCGAAAAAGGTGACGGCACCGAGGGTGGTTGGTACGGAGTTGATCTGGATGGCACGCTGGCCGAGCATACGAAAGACAAATCGGTCATAGGTGATCCGGTACCGAAGATGGTCGAGCGGGTCCAGCAGTGGCTTGGCGAGGGCAAGGAAGTCCGCATCCTGACGGCCAGAGTCAGCAGCCCGGATTCGGCGCAGAACTGGCAGACAGAGAAACTGATCCGTGACTGGTGCCTGGAGCATATCGGCGTAGCGTTACCGATAACGAACGTAAAAGACCGGGACATGGTTGAGCTTTGGGATGACCGTGCAGTTGGTGTCGTCCGTGATACCGGAGAAGAGAAGCTGGCGAAGGTAGACGAGCTGTTCTCCGAGGTTGAATATGATTGTGATAGCGTGGACATAAATAAGTGCGACGTTGAGCTTCAGACGTGGCGCAAGTTTGTCCGCAACCGGATCAAGCAGGGAAAGCTGCTGCGCAAGTTTGAGACGAAAGAGATTCCTTTAGATACGGCGCGGGAGATCCAGGAGCAGTTGGAAGCTATCGAGAAGGGTGAAGATATTAAAAAAGTCACCTACCCCAAGAAAGATCCCAAGCTGGAAATTATACGTAAGCGGTCTGAAGAGCGGATGAAGGAAATCTTCGCCCGCATGTTCGCCGAGCAGGCTCAGGTGGTTATCAGTACGGTCAAGTCCAGGGTGCCGAATGTCTGAATTGTCCCAAGACGAGATCCATGCCATTATCAATGACATCGACTTGGATAAGATAAGCCAGAAGTATGCGCCGCAGATAGCTGACCTCTGGCGTGACGTAGTTGCTGCAGGTGGCTCGGCTGCACTAGGTACGATCTTGCCTGAGGACAACTTCGACATCCGTGACGTGAACACCGAGGACTTCATCCGCAGTCGACGGCTGGGCGAGAAGATAGTCCGAGACCTGGATGACTTCTCCAAGCAGCTGGTGAATGGAATAGATAACACCACCCGGACGCGGCTGCTGGGGGTCTTCAACCAGGCGCTGGCGGATAAGTCTGGTCTGCAAGGAATTACGGAAGGGCTAAAAGATACGTTCTCGGGTATGGAAGATTGGCGTGCGAAGATGATCGCGCGTACCGAGACTGGCTACGCACTTCAATGGGGGCAGGTTGAGGGATACGCTCAGGCGGGTCTACAAGCGGTAATGGTATCGGACGGTGACGGTGATGAGGACTGTGCTGCGGTGGATGGTTTGATCATCAGTCTGGAAGTGGCGCGGCAGTATCCACTCTCACACCCAAATTGTGTACGTAGCTTCCTTCCGATGCCCGGTGACTTCGGGCCGGATGACTTGGACGACGATGAGTTCCTAGCTGCGGTAGAGAAGGTTGAGACTGCCATACTTCAGAAGCTGGAGAAGTCTAATCCGGAGGGTATTAACCAGTATACGTATGGTGGTGGCCACGGAGAAGAAGACGAGCTGATCTCGGACGAGGCTAAGCAGGCACTCAGAGATTTGAAGACTGGCAAGAAGATCATTTTTAATTCCGAGAACCACACCGACATCCCTCCCGTAAAGGGGTGGAAGCACGCAGTATCCATACTGCGTAAGAAGGGGTTGGTGCCGGAATACAGTATGCACCTCGGGCCGGGACCGAAGCGGTGGTTCATATACACGGTTCGGATGAAGTCTGCTCTAGCGAAGAGGTTTGATGAGAACCAGGAGCGGGACGAGAGCGGCCGGTGGGTATCCGAAGGTGGTGGCCAGAATGCCATCTATGATAAGGAAAGCAAGACCTGGAAGCAGAAGAGCGGAAAGGATCTGCCGGAGCACTTTCAGCACATACGAATCCCTCCGGGTTGGAAGAACGTACGATATAGTGAAGATCCCAATGATGACATCCATGCTGTTGGAGATGACAGCAAGGGCCGTCAGCAAACCATATATAGCAAGCCCTGGAAAGAGCAACAGGCGACGGCAAAGTTTGCCCGTATAGAGGAGCTCGACAAGGAAGAAGGGCGAATCTCGTCAGACGTCAACCGGGACATACAGTTCGGTCGTAATAAGGAAGAGGCCTGCGCACTTCGTTTAATTATGAGAACCGGCCTTCGTCCTGGAGGTGAGAACGATACTGGTGGTGCGGTAAAGGCCTACGGGGCCACGACGCTTATGGGAAAGCACGTGGTTGGTGACAGTCCCAATAATGTGCGGCTGGTGTTTGTCGGTAAGAAGGGTGTTGCGCTGGATATTCCGGTAAACGACCGCGCGGTAGCCAGGGATCTCTTGGCTAGGCGGGATGCTGCGGGCCCGAGTGGACGAATATTCAACACGACAGCCGGGAAGGTACTCGACTATACGCACGTGCAGGATCATGGTGGATTTCAGACGAAGGACTTTAGGACCTTACTCGGCACACGTACGGCTCAGGAGGTGGTTGCCAGGATGCCTGCTCCGTCTGACGAGAAGACATACAAGCTGGCCGTAAAGGATGTGGCGAAAGCGGTCTCTGCCAAGCTGGGGAATACACCGACTGTAGCTCTTCAGTCCTATATACACCCGGTAGTATTTTCGAAGTGGCTCATAGGTGCTCATATTGGCAAGTTTGAGAATACTGATTTGGAGAAGGACTGGAACGAAGAAGACCACCCGCGTGGAGAGGACGGGAAGTTTATCGGAGGCGGAAGTGGGGTGCCCAAGCATCAGAGAGATATGCGATTCCCGACCAAGTACGGTCCGGGTACGAAATATCTGGATAAGGGTAGATATTGTGAGACTGACGCTGCCAGGATAGAGAAGGGCGTGCCAGAAGACGTGTTACGTCGCGATCTGAATGAGGATGGCAACCCTGTAGATATCTTTACGGCTATTGCTGGGCCTACGGAAGTAGACACACCTGAAGGTATTGTAGTGAATGATTACGGTGAACGTAGAGGGCTGTGCTATGAGATGGCTGCAAAGTTTGTAACCGACAACCCGGACTGGAAAGTGGTTCACGCTACGTTATACCCTCAGATTGGCAATTTTGAGAATTCTGTTTACTTTCACGGTTTCGCTGAGAAGGATAACGTAGTCTTTGATCCGGTATTTAATAAGTTTTATGACAAGGGTGCGTATTACAAGTATTATGCCATAACGGATGCTCGGTCATTCTCAGTCGCGCAAGTATATAAGCAGATGTCAAAGACTAGAAGATGGGGTGCGTGGGATGCCAGCTGATACTTTTACAGTAGTATCACTATCTGGCAGGCCCGTGGATGAGGCGACCCTTGCCAGGCTTAGGAAGCAGCTGGGTGAAGAGAAGGTTGAGAAGTCTGCCATAGCTTTCCCACAAGCTACGTTTATCGGAGCTGACGAGCCGGAAGATTGGCGTGCTATTCTTGCCGATGAGCCCGATGACGACGAAGAGCTGGACGTGACACCACCGGAAGTGGTTGCCATGCTCGGCTTCGACCCGCTGGAGTTTTCTGAAGAGCCTGTAAAGAAGTTCAACGACGTGCATGACGAGCGAGGCCGCTTTGCCAGTAGTAGTGGATCTGGAGAATTTATTGGAGAGGGTGATATCCCAAGTTCAAGTGATATAGATAATTGGAAGAAGCTGGATGATAACTATATCCGTCAGATGGCCGTCGGCAGTCCAGCATCTGACCGAGCAGTATGGCTAAAGCAGCAGGTTGAGAAGGATCTCCAGGATCGGCTATCGAAGCTCAGTCTAGAAGACAGGGCTGCGTATGATGCGTTTACGAAGGTATTTACACTTCGCGCAGATGATTATCCAGTACCACTTTCACCAGAAGAACAACTTGTTCACTCATGGGCAAGTACTTCACTGGATAATAATCCGACGGCTATGGTTCTTCAGGCTGCAGCTAAGAAGGAGTTTAATCTTACTGGTGCTACACTAGACCACGCTGGTGAGCATATTAGTGAACAGTATGGAGAGTGGGTTGTTAAGCCAGAAGCCGATCTTCAGATGAAAGGGGCACGCGTATTTCTTCGCACGATGTATAACCAGACGCAAGACTTTTATGCGAAGAACGGAGTTACTGAAGTCACCGTATTTCGTGGACTTGGACTACCACAAGAATCTGTAACGGCAGAGATGCGAAGTGCCCTAGATTCTGAGCGGGTAGCTGTCAAGACGCTGACGCTTCGTATGCAACCAATGTCGTCATTCTCTACGAATGTTAATACGGCGGCTAATTTTGTTGGCAGTAAGGACGATATGTACCCGATGATACTTGCCGCCAAGATTCCGGTCAGTAAGATTATCGCCACTCCGAGAACCGGATTTGGTTGTGTAAACGAATCAGAGGTAGTCGTACTCGGAGGCGTTACTAAAATGCACGCCGTATTCTCATATAACCAGGAGAACTTTTTTGACGATACAGAGAGTATGGATCCGAAGTACATCGTCCGTCGGTTGAAGGGAAACTGATGATCAACATAGATGCTCTGCCAGATAACCAAGACTGGCTGAAGATGACGTGGGATCTCCCGCCTTATAAATCGGAAGCATTCCTGGCGGCCGTGAAAGATCTGGACGCATTCCGGAAACGGCCCGTTTACCGGTTTGCAGTCGGTTCTGGGCTGATAAAAGACGACAAATGGGTCGGACGAGACTAGCAAACGTGCAAAAACAGCTCGGAACTCGTCCTTACAGCTCGGTAGACGTTTTTGGGACGTACCCCCACGTGCTACTATTCGGATCGGTTTTCCGACCCGGCTCCGTCAGTTAAGCGTAAAATTAGGAGATTGGAAATGCCGTACCCTACGATCGAGTCTCTGCCGGATCCGGTCAAGCAGCTGCTCCCGAAAAAGCAGAGACAGTGGCGTGCCATATGGAATTCTGTTTTTAGTCGCTGTACGGATAAGGGGGGAGATCCGAAGAAGTGTGAAGGGCAGGCGTTTGCTCAGGCGTGGGGTGTCGTAGGAAAGAAACTGAAGATGTCCGAGGCGGAGATTACTAAGGCTATCGAAGAGTCAAAACTTCAGAAGTGGGATGAGTCCGAGCACCCACGTGCAGAGGAGGGTAGTTCTGACGGCGGACAGTTTGTTAGTTCAGAAGATAGCGGTAGTGGTGGTGGAGAAAAGACACCGTCTGTAAAAACTGGGGGACGAATCAGTATAAAGGACTATCCGGCCGATGCGAAGGAAATCACACCTGAGATGAGGATGGCTCAGGCGAAGTATTCCGACATACGCTCAAATATGAGTAAGAATCTGAGAGTCATCTCGGAAGATCGGGCCAAGCTCGTGCCGGTTGTCGGAAAGATGTCGGAAGAGAATGCGGGCAGGATTATCTTCAACGCGAACGAGCAGCTTCATAACTATACCGGATATCTGGCGGGAGATACTACGTTTCGGGCCCGGGACTATGTCGATCGCGTCGGTACCATATTGCGTGATCCGTCACTAAAGGACTTGGATGCCGGATCCGTAGACGCCATGATGCAGGACTCGGTTCAGAAGCTGGTATATCAAGAAGTCGAATCTAACCGCCAGCAGTTCACCGATCATGGTATCAGGCACCTGGTTGGTAATGCACTCAGGGCTGATGACATCATGGTGAAGATGTCTGACGGGCAGGTATCTGCAGAGGATCGGCTGGCTCAGCAATTCATAATGGTCAATCATGACATCGGCTATACGTCGCCGCTAGTGAGAGAGGGTGGCCTGCGTGGCATCATGGTATCGGGTGATCATAAGATTTTCAGTGCAGCCATAGCAGAAGAGCAACGGGCGCAGTGGAACGAGGGCAAGATATTCTCTAAAGCAAAGTACGATCAGATCTGTAACGTAATCAAAACACATGACGATACGACTATAGATTTCAAGGGAGATCTGCTTGGTACCTCGACCAGAGTATCTGATAACCTGTCGTTGTTCACTAGTGAGAAGCTGCCCGGGATGTTTCATTACGTCAAGGGCGGAGAGCTTCACCTGACTCAGATGGGGCAGGCTGCCGCGGAGAAGGACTTTGCCAAGTTCGATAAGCTCCGTGACGGTCTGAGCAAGAAGATCGACAGTTCTAATCTGAGTACGGCGCTGAAGCGGGACTTGAAAGCCTCCGTGAAAGAGTTGAACTATATGACGCCAAAGTTCACTCTCGGTGTCCTGGCTGGGCATGTGACCAAGATTGACAAAGAGGGTGACTTACTGGCGGTGACGATCAAGCATGATCCGTTCGACGCGTTTCTCCAGAAGCACTTCGATATGGGGCAGAATAAGACGGACAAGCTTTTGAAAGACTACGGGATCAAGGACTACACCAAGACTGAATATGATCTCGGTGGAAAGATGAAAATTCGAGTTACCGGTGTCAAACTCCGCAAGGACGAAGACACGGAGATCGGTAAGGACGCAATTATCAAATCAACCCAGGAGGGTCAGGAAATGCAAGTAGAAAAAGCAGCCACGGAGGGATCGGTGTTCTTGACCCTTCCCATCTCAAAGGTTGACCAGGAACGTCGAATGGTTTATGGAACCATGACTACGGAGGACCTCGACAAGCAGGGTGACATCGTCGACTACGACGCCGCCAAGAAGGCCGTCGAGATCTGGCCGAAGAACATCCGCGAGATGCATGACACGACCAAGGCCGTCGGATCTGCTGTTGAGATCATGCCGAATGACGCCCAACGCAAGATCGACATCGGCGTCTACATCTCGAAGGGGGCGCAGTCGACGTGGGAGAAATTGCTGGATGGGACGCTGAAGGGCTTTTCGATTGGTGTGCCCCACGGCAGGTATCGTCGTGAACCTTGCGAAGTTCAGAAGGGCGCCGAGCTTGTCAAGGCAAACCGTCTCTTCTGCGACACGTTCTCGGAGGCCTCACTGGTTGACAACCCAGCCAATGCCAAGGCAACGGTGTATCTGGTGAAGTCGGCCGATGGTGGCTTGGTGACCACGGAGGCTGTAGGGATCCTGGAGGCTCCTGAGATGACCCCTGCTTTCAAGAAAGCCGTCGAGGTCGGGCTGGCTCCGGCACCTCCGCTAGTCGAGAAGATCGAACCTGTGGCCGAGGTCGAGAAAGCTCTCCCGGCATTCATCCAGGACAAGATCGACGCGAAGAAAAAGAAGGAAGAGGCGGAAGCCACGGGCAAGAAGCCTGGCGAAGAGGGCAGCAAGGAAGAGGAGGCGAAGGAGAAACCGGAAGAGGAGGCGAAGGAAGACAAGAAGGAGAAGTCTGAATCCTCCGACGTCCGGAAGTTCACCGAGAAGGAATTCTCCGCCATCAACAAGCAGGGAGAGGATGTGCCCTGGCCCACCGAATCATCTCCGGCTTTGTCCGAAGGTGGTGAGATCCGATTCATCCCGAAGTCCTTTGGTGAGGTTTGGGAAGAGACCGAAGAGGTCATCCTGTTTCCCATGTGGACTTCCACGCTCGCCCGCATCCTCCTGAACGCCCTCCAGTCGGAATCACTCACGGCCACCGAGAAGAAAGATCTCATGCAGAAGTCATGGGATGAGTTCTTGGTCGAAATCTCCGAGGAGCTGACCGAGGAAGGTGGAACGGTTCACGGTGCTGAAGAGAAGGTCGAGAAAGCAGAAGGAATTACCACCAACATAAACCTGACCGGGTATGATCAAGAGAAAGGCTCCAAGAAACTGACCCCGGACTTCTCGAACCTCACCGCAGAACAGAAGAAAAAGATGGAGGAAGAGACGGCCAAGAAGGTTGAAGGGACAGACCTGGAGAAGATAGGCCGCCGGAACAATGCTGCTGATCAGGCAAAGATCCAGGCCATGCACGACCACGCCTGTGATCTCGGGGCGGATTGTAAGGTACCTGAGAATCCCAAGCCCGTTCCTGCCGAAGAGAAGTTCGAGGCCGCCGTGATCGAGAAGATCACCGCCGCGGTCGTCGAGCGAATCGGCCAGATGGACATCACGAAAGCGGTCAGCGTGGACGTGAACAAGTTGCTGGCCTCGAGTTCTTACTTTCAGGATGCTGTGAAGACGGCCGTCGATGGTTCGGTCGAGAAGGTCACGAAAGAAGTCGAAGGCATCCAGGAAGATTTTGCAAGTTTGGAAGCAATCGTCACGGACGAGATCAAGTCTGTGTCGACCGATCTGAAAGCTGAAGTCACAAACGGAGTTACCAAAGTTGCAGAGATTACGTCAAAGCAAGAAGGTGACATCGCAAAGGTGACCGAAGCCGTGACTGGCGTCACGAAGAGGCTCGACGAACAAGCCCAACGCCTGGCTGTAGTGGAGAAAGCACCTGCATTGCCCATCGTGAAAGCGGTGGATCCAAGACAAGCGACGGTTCAAGGTGATGCAAGGGAACAGCCCGGAATCGATTCCGAGATCATCACGCTAACGAAGTTGGTGGATTCAACACAGGATCCGCTGACCAAGCAAGCGCTCGGACGTGAGCTGGCCCTCCGCATGATCAGGAAACGTCAATAGTAACCTCACACTGACTCTAACATAGGGTTGGAGGATTTGTATTTATGAACGAGAATTTAGTACCCTCATCCATCGGCACGATGGAGCAGTATCAGGCTGTGCTGAACCTCACGAAAGAGGCTTTCGGCAAGCCCATTTCGCTGTTGCCCCCGGAGATCATGAAGACCGGGTTGACGACCAGCTCGGGATTGACTGGGTACGATCTCAGTGGACCCTCGAAACATTTATACCCAGTAAACTAGAAAAGGGGATCAAATGCTGGGTCTAAACTCCGCTATTACGACGAAACTCTTTATTTATATCCTGTTCTGTCTAGGAATAGGTTATATTTGTAAAGACAACGCCGTGGAAAGATTGGTGGCAGCCGCCATCAAGAATCCCGAACGACTATACGCGGAGGAGAAAGTCAATGCGCAAGGGAAACAACAAACGTGGCGACAATATCAGCAAAGCTCTAAAGAAGTTGTACAACGGAACGCTACCCCCTCATCATTTAGCTGCTTTGAGGAAAGCACACAAGAATCCAATAACGAGGGAGCGCCACCGACAAGCCACGATCAGGCAACTTGCAAACAGTTCTCACAAGTCACAGTACTCTCCGATAGAGATTGCTCTTCAGAAAGTAATGAGACAAGCTGGGATCAGTTTTGTGTGTCAACAAAAGCTACTGGACAGATATGTAGTCGATTTCCTTGTTACTGGCAAAAAGTTGGTGATAGAAGCAGATGGTTGGACTCATCGATTGGCTGTCTCGAAACGAAAGGATCAAAATCGAGACAGAAATATGATGAAGGCTGGGTTCACAGTTCTTCGTCTTCGCGGTGCATCGATAATGGGAACTCCATTATTATGTGTAAAGAAGATTCAAGAACTTATGGACAAACTTCCCGGAGAAGTTCCGTCTGTTCAAACCGTAATCTGCAAAAGCCAGCGAGGTTCGAACAACCCTATGTGGGGTCACGCGCCTTGGAACAAGGGGATGTCTATAAAGACCAACAAAAAGTGGAAGCAGGCTTACGAGAAAAGTCGAGTTACATGCAAGATGATTGGACTCAGCGAAATCATGAAAGCTCGCTGGGTCAAATATCGAGCCAGATTCGACTGGAAGCAAATGATGAAGGATTACAAGCGTTTCCACTCTGTCAATATAGTAGCCAAGATGCACAGCGTTGGACGCCGACAGCTTCGAGAATATCTCAGAAGCAAAGGTGTTATCTTAGACGGACAAATTCGCGGTGCTGGACTTATTGCTTATTGGGCTCGAATGAAAGAAGTTCACAATCGGCCAGAAGTACGAGAACAGCGCTGCCGGGTTCACAATCGACCAGAAGTGAAAGAACGCCATCGTCAGGCTTCATTGAAACTATGGGCCGATCGTCGTCAAAGAAAACTTTCTTAAGACATAGTCTGAACTTGCAGGTGACTGCAAGAGGTGAGCAGAAATGTCTCATCCCTGACTCGCCGGAGTCAGAGCAACAAATTTGGTTATCCCCGCTCCGCAATCGTTTCGCCCGCAAGATGGGTGCGATCGGTTCGGCGGCGACTCACTGGAAGACGATCACGGGCATCAATACCGCCAACCTGAAGGCGTCCGTAGCCTTCGGAACCAGGAACACCGCGATCACCTACACCACGGGTGACAAGTCGGCTACCTACAAGTCGATCGGCATGGACGACGTCGTTCAGTTTGAAGCCTTTTGGCAGGGTCGCGGTTTTGAGGATCTCAGAGCCGTGTCCGCTCTCGCCACGCTTCAGGCGACGATGATCGGAGAGGAAGCACTCCTGCTCGGCGGCAACGCCAGTTCGACGGAAGGCATCGCGATGGACGGCACGACCACTTGTGCGCCGACCCTCGCCGTCTCCGCGACCGGTGGAGTTACAGCCGTCACCAACACCGTGAAGATCGTCCCGCTGAACCTGTTTGGCTATCTTGGCCGGACGGTGAGCAGCGCGGGCATCACCACGGCCATCCCGATCGCCAACGGGAAGGGTATTGCCGGCGTCACTGCCGACAGCACGAACGTCACCAACAAGCGGATCGTGGCGACCTGGACTGGCGTCAACGGTGCCGTGGCCTACGCGGTCTATGTCGGCATCGCGGCAGGTCCGTGGTATCTCCAGGACGTCGTCACCACCAATTCCTGGGACAGCGGCGCCTCTGCTGCTCTCACCGCAACGGGTCAGTCCTACGCCGCGTTGACCACTCCGGGAACAGATCTTTCGCAGGACGCGAACGACTTCTCCGGGATCATCACCCAGGCGTTCATGTCCGGTTCCGGTTCTTATCTGAAGAGCTTGGATGGAATTGCTCTCACGGCTGACAATGCGTGCGGGATCACCCAGCTCGACGCGATGTTGAAGTGGTTCTGGGACAACAAGAGGATCGGCCCGACCGTCATTCTCTTGAACGCTCAGGAAGCGCTCAACATCACCTCCAAGGTCGTCGGATCCACGGGGACCGGCGCCGGCTTCCGCATCGCGATGAACATGGGTGCGGATCAGAAGACGCTCACTGGCGGGTTTTATGTCACGGGGTGCAAGACAGGTGCCCCCTCCTTGAGAAATCAGGGATGCAAACACTCAGTAAATTCAGTTAATGCTGCGATGCAAAGACTGAGCCAAGCCCCATCAATGGGGAAGGTGCAACGACTTGAAACTGAGCATCCTGCATTGCCATTGGCAGCATAGGATGAAGGTAAAGTCTGAACTAACCCTAATTGAAGGGCAGAATGTGGCAGAAATGACCACATCCATAGGTTAAGAAAAAGAATGTCAAGGAAACCGGGATTTCACCATTCAAGAGCGACCAAGAAGAAGATGAGACTTGCGGCGTTAGGAAGAGTATTTACTCCGGAACATCGTAAGCATCTTTGTGAAGCTAAGGTCGGCTATGTTCATACTGATGAATGGCGGGCAGCAGTAAGCCGAGCATTGCGTGGTAAGAAACAATCAAAACGCCATATCGAAGCTCGACGAAAAGCATTGACCGGAATAGTGTACGGTGAAGATGCAAGACGAAAAAACTCTGAATGGCACAAGCAATGGTGGGCAAATCTCACTAAAGAACAAGCAGAAGCTGCCCATAAACAGAGAATGCTTAAATGGCACTCTGAATCATCATTGGAACGTAAAGTCCAAAGTGAATTGAAGAGTCGTCATATAAAGTTTTGCAAACACCAGTTCATTGCTGGTTATTTCCCGGATATTTATATTCCATCGATAAAGCTGGTTATTGAAGTCGATGGGGAGTATTGGCATTCCACGGCTACAGCGATAGCCAGAGACAGGCTAAAGGACAAGACGTATCGAGCAGCCGGTTACAAGGTTGTGCGGATGAAAGAGTGTGATGTAAAGAAGAACGTATCAGCCTTGGTTCAAAAAGTCTTAGACCTATGAGTAACAAAATCGACCTGAACAAGTTCACGTCCTCGCTGACGCCAGGCAGCCCGGACATCATCCCCTTCATGATCCACCCGTATCTCCCGCCCGGGATGATTATCGCCCTGTGCGAGCGGTTGCCGTATCCGAAGGCCGACGTCGATTCTGTGTTCGTCGTGCGGACCCTTCAGGAATACGCTGACTACGAGTGGGCGCTGGTGCAGAGACAGTATGAGCATGGGGTAAAAGAAATTGCCCCCTCCTTGAGAAATCAGGGATGCAAACACTCCGTAAATTCAGTCAACGCTGAGACGCGAAGACTGAGCCAAGCCCCTGCAAGGGGAAGGTGCAACGACTTGAAACGGAGCACCCCACTGCTGAAAGCAGCGTAAGGGTGAAGGTAAAGTCTGGTCTACCCCGAAATCAAGGGCAGAGCGCGGCAGAAATGACCGCGCCCATAGATCTTATGGATCTATTGGCAACAAATCACGATATGCTCATGAGGTACTAGAGTGCTACTTTACCGGTGGCATTGGGGTCATCTACAATATCCTCAATGGATAGAGTAGCCTGACCGTCTTTAGTTTATAATCATGGAAGCGGATAGCTCAATGGTCGCTCCGTTGGGCAACAAGGTCGGAAAACCTCACTGACTTTCCGCTTCCTGTTTTGAGGACAGAGCTGGAGGGGGCTCAATGAATATCATCTATAAAGTCACTAATACTATCAATGACAAAGCTTATGTGGGAAAGACAACCAAGTCCCTCGAACAACGTTGGAAAGAGCATTGTAATGCTGCCGAGCGAGGTGACCAAACTTACTTTTATAGTGCTGTTCGCAAGTACAGGCCTGAATCGTTCAAGGTCGAGATATTGGAAGTGATCAGAAGCGGGAATCACCTTGATCATGCTGAGCGGCACTGGATCAAACGGTTGAAAACCTATTTTTCTGAGTTCGGGTACAACCTGACTTTTGGTGGAGATGGTGGAAAGCTCAATGAGGTGTCTCGCAGAAAGCTGTCCTTGTCTCATCTCGGAAAGAGTCCTTCTTTGGAGACTCGCAGGAAGTTGTCCTTGGTTCAAAAGGGAAGAGTGATCTCTGAGGAAGCACGGCGGAAG